TTAAAGCATCAATTACCTGTTTAAAAATAGTTGCTTGTATTGTTTTAATATTAATAAGATATTTATCATTATTTTGTATCATTAATATATTTTTTTATATTATTATTCTTATATAACTGTAAAAAAATCTTTTTATTTATTAGAATATAAATAATATTTATGGATAAGCAGATAATAAGTATTATTCATAGTATTGATAATCCTAATCCTGATGATGAATTTTTATTACGAGGCGATATACAAACAATAATAAATGATATTGATAGTATATTTTTAGGTAATAAAGCAAAGGCAAAACGGGGAAACGAAATCGACGAGGAGGAGGAGGAGGAGGGCACCTCCTTTGCCAAAAAACAAAAGATGGGGGGCACGCACACCATTCACAGACAAGAAACTTTAGGAGCCTGTAGCAGTGTTTTAGACCAGGATAGGGGTTCAACAAATTCAAGATATAATTTTTTTGTAGAGATATGGTGTTTTTTATTATCAGTTTCGGGTACAAGTGACAGTAATTTGTGTAATAAACCTATAATAATGAATAGAAATAGATTTAACTATACATTTAGTTTTAAAGGTTTTATTATTATATTAAGAGTAAATACTAAGCGTTCACCTGATGGATGTTGGCAAACAGCATATTCTATAATAATTAATATTACCCCCCACGATATTCATTTTACATTATTTTATAATATTTATAGAGACCCTATGGGAAATCACTGTAGTCCTGAACGTCGTGATGAATCAAGTGCTTTACATATAACAGTTATAAATAAAATAACTGGTGGAAAATATAGATTATATATTCCCTGGGAATATGTTTCTAATTCTGACAAGGATGCTCGCGAACTTTTAATTAGTTCAATTTATAAAATTAGTTATTACATTTTATATGAAAAAACATGTCAGGACAAAAGCCTAAAGCAAGACTATATGAATTTAATTAGACATATTGATAGTATTCCTTCCGCTCGAGGTACTTCGGTGCGAAAAGATGTAAGTGATAAAATGAAAAATTTGGCAGAAGATTTAGCAAGTGAATTAGATAGTTTTTATAAGGATTGTGACAGTCGTCGAAGTTTTGATATCAGCACTGCATGCCCGGGTTATCATACTGGTGAGCCTCATACTGGTGGGAATAAAAAGATATCTAAAAAATTAGAAAGATATTTACTTAAACAAAAAGAATATATAAATAAATTAAAATTATTAAGAAAAAATAAACTTAAAAATAAAGTTAAAATTATTAAGCAAAATAACTTACTTAAAAACCTAAAAATTAAGATTAAAAAAGAAAAGGCAATGGCCAAAGAAAAACTTAAAAAAGAAAAGGCAAAAGCCAAAGAAAAACTTAAAAAACAAAAAGCTAAAAAAGTACATATCACTAAAAAAATAAAAAAATAAAAAATAATTTTATAATTTATAAAAAATAACAAACATGTACTTTTTTTAATTTATACTTTGTTCATCAATATCATTATCATATGTGCATGTACATTCACATGATGCTTCGGGTACATCACATGATGCTTCGGGTACATCACATGATGCTTCAGGTACCTCACATGATGCTATAGGTATATTATTTAAGGGTTTGTTTTCAATGGGTTTATTTGAATCTCCTTTAATTTGCTTATACATTTCTAGGTCAAATGAATCACATGTTTCTCTAATTTCATTCCATTTTTGTTGTTCCTTAGTAACTTCTTTTTTTTCTTCTTTGATATCCCATAATTCAACTAAAGTATCTATCACATTACTACTATTTTTAATATAAATTTCTATAATTTTATCATGAGATATATTCTCAGGAGCCTGATTTATTATATGTTCCATAATATAAATATTAAAAATTATATATTTATATATTTTTTTATTAAATAGTCATTATATTTATTTGCAATAGTATATGCTAGAAATTCATATGGATGTTCATTAACGCTGTTATTATGCAAACATGTTACATCTTGTATAGAATTTGGATTATCTGAGTTATAATAACATTGCATTAATTCATTATTAGGATTTTTATATGTATTATTATTTAAATCAGGATTTGCTCTTTTTTTAGAATTAAAGTGAACTATTTTATGAAATCCTAATTTATCAGAATTAGATAAAATAACATCAACATCCGATTCATGTTGTCTTTGATATACATGTATTTTTTCATGTATTAAAGTATTAACTAAATCAGGTGTTTCTGTTTCAGGTATCATTTTATCACTAAAAAATATAATATCGCTTCTTGTATGTGGTAGACCATCTTCATATTCTAATCCATTTTGTTTATCTGTTAAAGCAAATTTCCAATTAAGTTTAGCAATTTCTTTCCCATCTAATAAATCATTATATTGTTGTAAAAATTCATCAGCTTTTTTACAACAATTATTAATAATATTTTTTTGAGTTTCAGTAAAATCTTTTGCACAATTTGATATTTGTTGTATATATTGATTATTAGTATCAACTTTTCTTGCAATTAAATCAAATCTTGATAAATTATTAACATAATTATCATAATCTCTATTTAAAAAATCACTAACCATTTGTGAAGTTAAATATTCTATACTATTTTGAAAAGGTTCTATATATTTTTTTTTCGTTGTGAATATTTTATAAGTATAATAGATAATAAGAGCAATTAATAAACAAATCAAAAGATATAATATATAAAGACATATGTCTTTTTTTTTTAATTTCATTTATTATTATAGATGGAAAATTATATAAAATATATTATAACTATTTTTTACATTATTATTGCCGAATTTATTTGGATTTATTTGATAAATGCTAAAAATTATGCAAATGTTACTAAACTAGTACAAAAAACAGAAATGAAAGTAAATATAACATATGCACTTATTGCATATGTATTAGTATTTACAAGTATATTTTTTTTGGCAATACCATTTAGTAGTAATTATATTAATAAAAAAGATAAAAAAATAAATTATATATTAAAATCATTATATTATTCAGGATTAGTAGGTTTTTTTATATATGGAATTTATAATTTCACAAGTATATCTATTTATGAAAATTATACAATAAATATTGCTATTAAAGATACATTATGGGGAACATTTTTATATGCTACATCATGTACAATATTTAATTATCTAAACATATGAATAACAGCAACTAAATCCAGATCTTTAACTCTATATAAATCAAATTTATTATTGGGCAATGGTCTTTTTATAATAAATGGGATTTTTCCTTCTCGTAATTCATTTAAAGCAATTTCTCTTAATTCAATATTACTTTTAACTTTAAAATTACTAACATCTATTAAAGGAATAGCGCCATGTGCTAACATTGTTGTTCTTTGTGAAATAATTTGATTAAATTCATATTTTGTCATAATTGGTTTAGATATTTTCTTATCGTTTACTTTATTATAAGTATCAGTAAGAGAAATAACTTTGGGTGGTTTATTATTAATAATTGACATTGTTGACATTATTTATTTTTAAGTATATCTAATATTTATATCATTTTTTATTTTAATTCTTTAATTATATCATTGTCAAAATAATATTTTACTGCCTTATGTAAATTAATAACATCATATTTAGAATTATGAGCATGTTCAATGTCTTTATTAAATGCAAAATGATATAATTCTTTTAAACTAGGGTCTTTAATTTTATTATATCTATTTTTTGCTTTCACAATAGATTTAAACTTTTTAACTGTACAAATTTGTTCATATTTATTTATTTCTGTAATATAGTCTAGTTTATTTCGTCTATAACACTCACTTCGAATAACATTAATATCAAAATTAATATTATGTGCAACAATATATTTGCATTTTTTTAATGTATCTAGTAATATATTAAAAGCATCATCAAATTTAATACCATTATCTGATATTTCATTTGTAATATTATGAAATTCATAGTTAGTTATTTCAAAATTTTCTCTTTTAATGATATAATCATGCATTTCAATTTCATTTAAATTTTCATCACATAACATAAAACTCAATTGTATAACTCTCGCTGTATTATATTTATCAATATTTGTATATAAAGGATAATCACCATATCTTATATTTGTCATATTCGGTAGTCCATTTGTTTCAGTATCTATAAATAAATACATTCTAATATTATTAATTTAAATAATATTTATATAAAATCATATTTTTTAAATTAGTATTTTGAGTATATAAATAAATTTACAAATTTGTGTAGTAAATAATAGTGTATTATATGAATTATTGAAAAATCTTTTAATCATCGGAAATAATATTACTATAAAAAGTAAAAAAATATAAATAGTTGTTATTAAAACTAAATCTTTATTTTTTGTAAATAAATTATAAGTATTTTCTATTTTATCTAATTCTTCTTGTTTTAATAACTGATATATATGTCCTGCATTATAATCAACATATATATTTGAATTAGAAAATATTGAATCATCTTTTAATATATCATTTGTAATAATAAACATTCTTCTATAATATTAATATTTAATTCTTAATTATTTTCACGCCATATATATCCACAATGGTCACATACATAGAAATATTTCATATTTTTATTATCATATTTTATGTATAAAATTTGTTGTTTATCTTTTTCAACGTTACATTCAGTATTTTTACATGTAATATTAACATCTCTAATTCTTCTTAAAGTAGGGTCATGACGAAGATATTTATTAATATTTTGATAATATAATAAATCATCTTGTGAATATTTTGTTTCTGTTATTTTAATACACTTATTTTCAACTTCTTTTTTAACAAAAGCACAATGTTTACAATATTTAACTAAGTTATTTTCTTCATCATTACAAATATATAACATATTCGAACAATTATCGCAAAATTCCATTTTTTATTTTTCCTATTTATAATAATTATTCATTTTTTTTTTAAGTTTTTTTATATAATATAATTTTATATACTAATAATATAAATAATGATTGATATAAGAAATATTAATTATATAAATATTCTTGCAATTTTGTTAATATTAGCATTTATAGTTTTAATTATTTATTTATTTACAAATAAAATAAAGTATAATTCAGATAATGTAGATAAATTCGTAAATAGTTTAAAACAAGAAAAAATAAAAGTAAAAGATTATGAAATTATAAAATATTATGATGTTTTAACCGATGAAGAATGTAATTGTATAATTAAAAATTCCAAAAAGGATTTAAAAGAAAGCGTAGTTTATAAAGATGGGTTTACAAAAAAAGAAGCTGATCCAAATATAAGAATTAGCAAAACAGCATGGTTAGATAAAGATGCAACAACTGAAATTGAATTAAAAAAAACAATTGATAAATTAGAAAATATCGCCTCTTTTATTACTAAATTACCCGTAGTTAATCAAGAAAAAATACAAGTTGTTAGTTATAAAAAAGGTGGATATTATAATCCACATTATGATGCATGTAATTCAACTAATATTGACGCTAAAATTAATATGAATGGTGCATCAGGACAAAGAGTATATACTTTCTTAATTTATTTGAATGATAATTTAGAAGGAGGTAGTACATATTTTACAAAAATTGATAAACATGTCAAACCTAAAAAAGGTATGGCAATTTTATTTAGGAATATTAATTATAATAATTCTGATTTTCATGAATTATCTCAACATACAGGAACAGTTATTAAAAAAGGAGATAAATGGATATGTAATATATGGATTCATGAGAATACTTATAAAAATCATGAAAAAGTTCCATTGTGTTATTGTCCAAATTGTACAAATGATGAATGCTATAATGTAGCTAAATTAAAAGGTGAAAAAGAATGCAAATTACAAAAATGTATGAATGAAAACTGTTCCAATTTTTTTCTAAAAAAATATGATTGTTTATGTCCAAATTGTGATAATAAATATTGTAAAAGTAAATTGAGACAAGAATGTGTGAAACCAAATTGTATGAATATTAATTGTCCAAAAGGAAAAATAAATATTGAAAATATGAAAAAAGCTGGTTAATGATTATTTTATTTTTACAGAAAATCGTTTTTTTACTTTACTTCTCGTTATCATATTATGTAATAATTGTGGTTGGTTTATAGAATAAGATTCATTGAGTAATGATGGAGATGATTTTTTAGATGGAGATGATTTTATAGATGGAGATGATTCTATAGATGGAGATGATTTTTTAGATGGAGATGATTTTTTAGATGGAGATGATTTTTTAGATGGAGATGATTTTATAGATGGAGATGATTTTTTAGATGGAGATGATTCTATAGATGGAGAAAATTTTATAGATTGTGATAATGTAAATAATTTATTTACATTATCACAGTTATTATGAATATTATATTTCAATATTTCATTATATCCTGTTTTATCACTATTAATATAACTATCATACAAATTTTGTGATAATGTATTTCTATTATCAAATAACAAAAGTCTTAATTTAGATAATGATCTATTACCATGATATTTAACTAATTCTTTGTATGTATCTATTATATTTATTAAACTTCTTTTATAATTTTTTTTTCTAATATCTGGTAATCTTGGTGCATTATCTGTATATGTTTCAATAAATGATTTAATAGTAGATAAAGTTCTAAATTTATTTCTATTATATAAATCGCATATATCTACAATTGACCATGCTATTATTAAATTATAATTCATCAAATCATTTGGATATTGTTTAAAAATCCAAAATGGAAATGTAATACCTGTTGTTTCAAATATAATATTCTTTCTTTGTTTCAATGTAAGTAAAATATCATTTGAAATTAATTGACTACATGGTTTATATTTTTTTTCAGAAGGTGTTTTATTTTTAAAATTTAATTTTTTTCCAGTTACACAATCTACATTTTTTCTAGATTCCCAATATACTTTATTAAAAAATTTAATTGTTTTTATAGTTGGATATAAAAATTCATTATATATATTATTTTTATCATTTTTAAATTGTTTTTTAAAATAATTTTCTATTTCGTTTTTGAAATATGGATTTTTTTCAATTAAATTATCTATAGAAATAAACTTTGTTTTAGTTTTATTATTTAATTCTTCAATATTTAGATATTGTGAAATTTTATTTACTAATGTAGATTTTCCGGATGCAGTTGGACCAGCAACAATTATAAAATATGGATTATTAATATTATTTAATGACATAAATAGTGTGACTTCTTCTATTAATTAAATATAAATTAAATATAATTATAAAAAAAAATGATTATATTATCATATTTTATTAATACAATAATAATAATGACTAGTACCAAGGATGTAGTTGAAAAATTTAATGAAGCAGTTGATATTAACAAAGAATATACTAAAAATGAATTATGTCTAATTTTGAGTACAGTTTATAAAGAAGTTTATAGTAAAAAAAATGTAAAAAAAGAAAAAAGACCTCCTACAAAGTATAATAATTTCGTATCCGAAAATATGAAAAAAATGAAAGAAGAATTTCCAAAGTTAACAAGACAAGATTTAATGAAAAAAATAGGAGAACTTTGGAGAAAGCAAAAAGAAGATAATGAAAGTAAAATAGAAGAAACTAAAGAAGAAGAAAGTAAAGAAGAAGAAATTCAAGAAGAAAAAAAATCTAAAAAAAAAGTAATTAAAAAAAATAAATAATAGAAGTAATTTTATAAATAAAAAAATATAAGCATAAAAGTCATAGATAAGATTATCTAGAAATTTTGTCAATTGTGAAAACAATATCATCATATCTATCCTTGTTCTTTCTTAAATCATATGTTTTAATATATTGCTTAAGATGTTGTGGTGTTTTATTTTTTAAGTTTTCTAACCAGTTTATATCTTGAACATCTTCTATAATTAGTATTCCATTATCACTTAATAATGGAGAATATAATTCTATAAATTTTTCCTGACTTGCCAATGTATGTGGTTCATTATCTAATAAAAAATCAAACTTAATTTTACTTAATTTATTTGAAATAAAATAATTATCATATGTATCTGTATTACAATATAAAGTAATTGATTTGTCATTAATTACATTATCCTATACTCTATTTAATGATAATATATCAATTCCGTATATAGTTGCATTAGTAAAATAGTTTCTCCATAATAATAAACTACCACCATTTTTATATCCAAAATCACCAATTCCAACTTCTAATATATTATTAGCAGTATTTTTTATTGGTCCTAATAAAATTTCATACAATGGTAAATAACTATGTGTAGTATTTTTATCTGTGTAACTATTATTACATTCAATTGTATAATTTCAGATTTTTAAAAAATAAAAAAATTTTTTATAGATCAAAGAAATAAAATTAGATAGAATTTATATTAATGGTAAGAAAATTAAAAAAATGAATATCCTTATAATATTATTTTTAATTATGAATTTTATTAATGATTCTAGCGATTTAAGTGATTTAAGTAGTTTAAGTGATTCAAGTGAAGAAAATATAATTTATACTCCAGAAGTTTTAAATGGTATTTTATTATCAGAAAATAAATTAATTTGTAATAAATTTGATAAATTAACATTGATAGGAGATATAAAAGAATGTAAAATTTGGAAAAAAAGTGGTATGAGTTTTAAAATAACAAATAATAATATATCATTTGATTGTAAATTATGGACAAGTAAAAGTAAAATTTCTACTGATGAAATAATTAAAAATGAAAATAAATTATGCAAAATTGAAGGTTATTTAAATTGTGATTATTATTATGGACATAAATATATATTAAATGTAAGTAATTTGATATTAGAAAATGAAAATTCAAGATTAAAATTATTGAAAGATGAAATTATTAAGTATAATTTACATATTGATAAAAAAAAAATTGAATGGAATAAAGTAAAAAGAATAGGGATAATATCAAAAAAAGAAACACAAGGTTATAATGATTTTGTAAAACAATTTAATTTAAATATTGAAATTAATTTAATAGAAATATCACTAGAAGGAGAAAATACATCAAATGAAACAATAATAGCAATTGATAATTTACAATCAAATGATATTATTATAATTATAAGAGGTGGTGGTGCAACTAATGAAATATCAAATTCATTTGATAATATTGAATTATTTAAAAAAATTAAAAATTCTTCTAAACCAATTATATCAGCAATTGGACACGAATATGATAAAGGAGATAAATTATTAATTACGGGAATTACAGATAAAAATTATTCAACACCAACAACAGCTGCGTTAGAAATTAAAACCGAATTGATATCATATAGATTAACAAAAATAAATATTATATATCAATCATTTATAAGTAAATTATATAAAACACTTGATGATAAAGAGAACGAATTGTTTAATCACTTTAATATTATATTAAATGATTATTACAAAAAATACTTTGGAGGTCCAATTATAAATTTAGAAGAAAATGATAAATATGTAATAATATGTTATAATAATGAGTATTATAAGATTGATATAGAGAAAAAAGAGAAAACTAATATAAATAAAAGTGAGATTGATAATTATAATAACTTAAAACATTATATTAGTATTAAAAAATGTGATGAAATTAGAAATATTATTTCTAATATAGATAATAGTTTAATAAAAAACCAATTTAAAAAAATAGAGAAAAATAATAATTACAAAATAAGATTCAATAATTTGCTTGAAAAGTACCACGAAAATGTTTTTCTAAATTTAAATATTAATAAAATTAATAAAATAGATAATTTATTTGATGTATGCGAACATTTAAATTATTGTAAGAATAATATTTCGAATAATAATATAATATTTGATTATTTTAATCAGTAATATAGATATCTAAAAAATATTGATTAAAATCACTAAAATTTTTATTAATATAAACATTCTTGTTAATAAAAATTTTAGTATTTTTATTTTTTTTAATAAACCGCATAAATTCTTTTATTGTTTTATTAGAAATTTTAATATTAATTTTTTTAAAAAATAAAAAACATATATTAAAATAATTAAAACAATTTATTTCATTTTCATTATATATTACAGAAATATTTGTAAATATATTGTTATATGAATAATTAAGTTTATTAATTAAATTATTTAAAACAATATTATGGATTATTTCATTTGATTCATATAAATAATCTTTTAATTCAAAAAAAGTTTCAATAATATCATCATTGCATTTTAAATTTATCAATTCTTTTTTAACATTATCTCTTATTTTACCTCGCATACACCATTTTGGCGTACTATCTTTTAAGAATGGAATATTAAATATATATGCAAAATCAATAATATTTTTTTTATAAATATCAATCATAGGTCTCCATAGTATTAATTTATTTACATTTGTACATTTTTTCATACCACTAAGATTGTCATAATGTTTTCTAGATGATATATTTGTAATAATATTTTCAAAACAATCATCTTTATTATGACCAAGTAATATATATACATTTTCACTATATTTCTTACCATATTCATACATATCAAATCTAATTTTTTTAGTAATATCTTCATAAATATTTCTGATTGTATTACTGTTTGAACATTGTTCTCTATTAATTTCAAAAATTGTTCTGTAAATAAGTTTATTATTATTTAGATAACAATAATAATTAACAAAATTCAATTCATCATTTGATATATTTTTATTATTATAATTAATATGAATAGGAATAATTTTAATATTCTTATTTTTATTTTTATTATTAATTATATTGATAATATATAATGCTACATTACTATCAACACCACCCGATATAGATACTATAATTGTTGAATTATTTTTTAATTTAACATAACTATTATAAATTTCATTATAAATATTATTGTATATTAGTATATTATCATTATTAATAATATTAACAGATTTATTTTCAAGAATATTTAAATCAAAATTAATAATATTTGAAATACTAGATTGATATGATTTACTGATATAAATATTATTGGCAAATTTATAAAAATTATTTAAAGTATTTAAAATATATTTTTTAGCTCTTTTTTTTGTATATTCATCACTTAATTCACATTTATAAATATTAATAAATATATTAATAATAAATTGTATTTTATCAGTATCATATATATGTCTATATGGTAAGTAAATAAAACATAATTCATCAATATTTAATACTTTTCCATATAATTTGATTACTAATTCTGAATATAATGTTGCTTTTGCAGAATAATAATTTAATTGTAATTTACCATTATTTAATCTATTATAATGTCTTGGAATTTGGTCTAATAAAATTATAGCACCAATTAATTCTTGTTTTAAATTATTTTCAAGATATATTTTATTAACATATTTATAATATTTTGTTGTTAAATATATATCATTTTTAAATTGTTTATCAAACCAGTATTTTTCATTATTAAACCATTCATAATATAATTCTGATAATATGTATGACATTTACATTATATAAATATGTAAATATTTTTATATGCTATTTAATAGATGAAAAAAAAAATTTTTTTTGATTTAAATATGTTTAAAGATTATTCTTTTAAAACTTTGTTTATAATAATAATATTTATAGTTGTTTTTAATTTTATTTATGTGTATTCAACGAAATTTAAAAAAATAATAACAGTTGATGAAAAACATACTTACGGTTCCAATAATGCAAAAGGAAGTCAAAGTATAAGTGATACTAATAATAATGTATATATATTAAAAAACTCTATATATGTATTACATTGGACAAGTGTAGAAGTATTTAATAAATTAGATGAAGGAAATAAATATGAAATAGAAGGTCATGGTATACGATTTCCATTAGGGGGGTGGTTTCCAAATATAACTAAGGCACGATTAATTTAGCATATATTATTTTTTTAAATTAATATACATATAAAAAAATGTAAATAAATATATAAAATGAATAAAATAATAAATATTATTGTAATATATACTAAATCATTAAGTAATAGAATACAATATATTAACAGTACATTAACCTTTTTAAAAAATTTATGTGAAAAACATAATTTAAAAGTAAATATTATAATTGTTGATAGTCCGAATAATAATGATATATTAAGTGATAGTGAAAAATATAATAAAAGAGTAAATTATGATAAAATAGAAAATTGTGAATATAATAGTAATATAACTCCATTAAATCCAAATCAAATTTCAAATATTGAAAAACAAAGAAATGCACTACTTAAAGTAAAAGATAATGAATATAATTTAATATTGGAGGATGATGTAATTATAAGTAAGGATTATATAAATAATATTGAATTATTAATAAAAAATATTAATATTATAGAAAATTTTGATGTATTGATAACAAGTGATTTTATACATAATGAAAATAAAAATATTGAGTTATTATCTTTTAATGAATATAATAAAATATTAATAAGCAAGTCTTCATATTTTATTAATAAAAAAACTGCAGATAAATTATTTGAAAGTACGGATATATTTAAATACGATTATAAAGTATCATTAACTAAATTTTTGAAAAATAATAAAGATAATATTGAAAGTAAAATATTAAATAAATGTATTTTTTTAGAAGGTAGTAAGGTTGGAATCTTTGGTTCATCCGTAAAAAATAAAAATTTTTTAGCACAAAATTCACAATATATTGAATTAGCAAAAATAATCAATTTTAATATCATTGATGAAAATATTGTTAAAAATGCAAGTGAAATTTATAAATCATTAGAAAATCTAGAAAATCCAGAAATAGATCATATATATGGATTAATATATTATAAGTCAAACGATATAAATAATACAAAAAACTATTTAAATAGAGCTATTATAAATATGAAAAAAAATAATATTTATTGTTCAAAATCAAACGAAATATTAAATAATGCAATAAATATTTATAAATTAGAACAAGAATTTTTCGAAGAATGTAAAAACTTAAAATCTAAATATTCTTAAACTTGTTTTCCAGATGCTATTTTTTGTTCTAAAGTTTGTACTTTTTTATTAATAACCGAATTACTATCTATTAATGTTTTAATATTTTTTTCAAAAGTTTCTAATTTCTTTGTTGTATTATCTGTAGAAGTTTTTAATTCCTTAACAACTCTATTTACTGTTTCAATTGTATTTTTATAATTCATATCTTCAATATTTTTATTTATAATATTTAAATTATTTGATAATGTTTGTAAATTAGAACTAGTATTTTTAGTATTATCATTAGTATGATTTTTAAAAGTTGAAAAATCTTTTTCGAATGATTCTAATTTTTCTGTATTACTTCGTAAAGATGTTTTTAATTCAGTAAAATTATTTTTTAATTCATCATTGCTTTCGGAATTAGTAGGAACTACAATATTATTTAATCTAGTTTCTAAATCTGTTATTTTATTTTTTAAAAAAGCACTCATTACTCTATTTATTTATAAAGATATAAATTTTATATAAAAAATGATTATCTTTTAATATTATTAGATATATTAATAATGATACAACCTATTAGATGTTTCACATGTGGTAGAGTAATTGCTAACCAAGTTGATTATTATAATAATAAAAAAGAAAATAAAATCAAAGAAAATAAAATTGATAATAATGTAGATAATAATCATTTCTATAAAACATATACAAAAGAGATACTTGATTCATTAGGAGTAACCAGATATTGTTGTCGAAGAATGTTTATTACAGATGTTGATTTAATGAATGTAATTTAAATTCTTACTATTTTTTAAGGATGACTGAAAATACTTCAGAGAATATTACACTTGATACTAAACTAAAAGATATTGATATGTATATTGAACAAACAATAGAAAATAAATTTAATATATTAAAAGAATCTATACAGTTAGAAAATAAAACAAATAATAAAATTAGTCAACTAACTATATTTGAATTATATCAAAATACAATACAATATATGATAGATGTCATTAATGATTTTAGTGTTTTTTTGAGTATCAATCATAAAGGATATTCAAATCAAGAATATAGAAAAGTTTTATTAGATATTTTTTTTAGTAATAATAGAATTTTATATACTGGAATAGTTTTTATATTTATCTCTTTTATTATTTATTTTATTGATGATATTTCACTATAAAATTATAATTTAATTTAATAAAGATGAATGATAAATATGGTTATTTATACATATATATATTTATTTTAGCTTTAATATTTTATATAATTGCAAATTATGAAACAAATGTTTTAATATCAATTATAATTATATTTATAATAGGATATTTATTTTATTTAAAAATAAATAATGATTTAGAAAAGAATAAATATGAAGATAAAAGAATTAAAGATAAAATTAATAATAATTTAGTAAATGTTGGTTATTTTAATTCATTAAATGGAAATATTGATAAAATTCCAAAAGAATTTAAATATTTATTAAAAGATGACATTTTAACACAACTCGTTCTTGATATTAATTTTATAAATAAATTTAATAAAACATTATATATTGATATTATTATTAATATTGATAAATTAATGAATATATATATATATATATTAAATAATATATATCACCCAACTCAATACATATCTTCATTTATTGAAACAAAAAAATATATATTAGAGTTATTAAATTCTGTAAAATTAAATGTTCCTATTATATCAAAATATACTATTGGATTTAATTTACATAATAGAATTGATAATAGTATAATATTATTTAAAATAAAAGCAAGAAAGATGATTAAAATACTACATAATTATTCTAAATATGAAAAAAAAATTTATTTGGAAGATAATGAAATAGAACCATCTAATTTATAAAACTACTTCTAAATATTTTAAAAGTATTTGTATCTGGAACTAAAATATTGCTATTTTTTTCAATTGCTGTTGCTGTTGCTGATTTTAATATAGTATTATATAAAAAACTACTGTCATAATCATTAAATTTTTCAATAGTTTTATAAATTAATTCAAATATATATAAAATGATGTTTACAATAAATATACCCAAATACATTAATTAAGTTCTATTAATATATTTTTTTATATTTTGAGGCAAATTTGGTACTAAATTATCAAATATGATAATAATTAATATAATTATTAATGCAATAAATATACTTTTTTTTATTTTTTCAATATCATCGGGTGTTAAATAAATTATTAATGTAATTATAATAACTAAAATTATATTTTTTACCAGTCTTAAAACAAATTCTTCGTAATCTATATTCATTTTCTAAAAGTATATAAGATTATTTTAATTATCAATAATTATATATGGAAGGATTAGTTAGTACCAAAGAACAAGACTATTTAGATGAAGATAAACAAATAAAAAATCAAAATTATTGTTTATTATCATTTATTAGTCCGGAAGATGTAATTAAAAATAAAGAATCATATTATGTGAAAGCATTTTTAGATAAATTTTCTAAAGATATGGATACATTATTTAATGGATTAAAAAATGTAAATCCGGATAATATAGATTTAATTGATAATATTAGAAAGGAACATAATTATTTATTTGATGTTGAAGATCTGGATTCTCAATATAAATTTTCTAAATTAGTAAATGAATCAGATGTAGAAAGACTTTATCATAAGGAAAATAATTTTCAAACAAGTATGAGAGGTATTAAAGTAAGAGGGGTTTTTGATACAGTTGAAGAAGCTAAAATGAGAAGTGAATTTTTAAAAAAACAAGATAAAAATTTTAATATTTTTATTGGACAGGTTGGTTGTTGGTGTCCATGGTCTCCAAATCCAGATGATTTAAGTAATCAAGAATATTCAGAATCACAATTAAATACATTGATGAAAGAATATAAGAAAAACCAAGAATCTAAGGATGAAATTTTTGAACAAAGAAAATTAGATAGTATATTAACTTCTTCCAAATTAGACGAAGTTAAAGAAGATGATGAAAGTATCACAGAACTTGAAAATAAAATGACTGAAATTGATAAGGTTTTTACAGAAAAAGACCCATGGACACAAAAACAAGATTCAAAAGAATAAATTCAAATTATTTTTCTATTATATTAATAATGAAAGCTATTGCAATATTTTTTCTACTTATTGGTATTATATTAGTTATACACGCATATTATAAAAACATGGCGATATGTCCTGAATCGGAAACAATTATAAAATACGTACCAAGAAGTATATATGAAGAACAAATGAATGACGAACAAAAATTAACGGAATTTTATAAAGTAATGTTTGATGGTTCTGAAAGACAAAAAACAGATACAGAAAATCCTGATTAAAAAGAAAAATATAACAAATAATTAAAATATTAAATATTTATTAGATTAATGTTGAATAATATAACTTCTAAACTATATGATATTATAAATGAAGATAAAGAAATTGAAATTAAAAAAAATATAAATGATTTTAAAAATTTGATAGAAGATTATTATAAATATATAGATGATAATAATAATGATATAACTGATAGAAAAATATACTATGAAACTTATTATAATAATCCTCGTATTATTCAAGATGAGTTATATAATGATTATTATATTCAGCGAAAAGAATTATATGATGAACTATTAATAAATTATGATATAATTAATATAAAAAATTTGGCTAAATTTACAAATTTTAATTATGATATTATAGAGGAAATATACACATACAATATAGAAGTAAATAAAAATTTTAAACAATTTGGGACTAAAAAAGAGAATAATGATGATAAGTTAAAAATAAAAAATTATATTAATGAAAATATTAAAAAAAGTGATGTTGATTTTGAAATTGAAGAAGAAGAAGATACAAAATATGATGAGAAAAAAGAATTAAATGATATTCGCAATGAAGAAAAAGAAGATAAATGTACTGATAAAAAAACTAAAGAATGCAAAGAAAAAGGCAAAGTATGTAATCCCGATTCTGGAAGATGTGTTGCAAAATTAAAACAAAATGTTAAGGAAAAATTTGATAAACAAATTAAAGTTGAGGAAGATATAAAAGAAGATATAAAATGTACTGATAAAAAAACTAAAGAATGTAAAGAAAAAGGCAAAGTATGTAATCCCGATTCAGGAAGATGTGTTGCAAAATTAAAACAAAATGTTAAAGAAAACTTTGATAAACAAATTAAAGTTAAAGAAGACATTAAAGAAGATATAAAAGAAGATATAAAAGAAGATGTAAAAGAAGATAAATGTACTGATAAAAAAACTAAAGAATGCAAAGAAAAAGGCAAAGTATGTAATCCCGATTCTGGAAGATGTGTTGCAAAATTAAAAAAATAAAATGATTGCGTTAAATAATTTATATCATTTATATTAACTAATTATATATAAATGGCAAGTAATAATACACAAAATAATATGTCAACTTCATTAAATAATATTAAAATTACTAAAGAACATAATAACAATGATGAATTAAACGATACAAATATAAAAGAATTATTTGTAAATATTAAAAATAAAACTAATCAAGAAAATCCTAATATGATGCAACAAAATCCTAATATGATAAGACAAAATCCTAATATGATAAGACAAAATCCTAATATGATGCAACAAAATCCTAATATGATGCAAAAAAATCCTAATATGATGCAACAAAATCCTAATATGGGACAACAAAATCCTAATATAATGCAACAAAATCCTAATATGGGACAACAAAATCCCAATATGAGACAAAATCCTAATATGATGCAACAAAATCCTAATATGATGCAACAAAATCCTAATATGGGACAACAAAATCCTAATATGATGAGACAAAATCCCAATATGGGACAACAAAATCCCAATATAATGCAACAAAATCCTAATATGGGACAACAAAATCCCAATATGGGACAACAAAATCCCAATATGGGACAACAAAATCCTAATATGGGACAACAAAATCCTAATATGGGACAAGAAAATCCTAATATGATGCAACAAAATCCCAATATAGGACAACAAAATCCCAATATGGGACAACAAAATCCTAATACAAATAGTAATAAAATAGATTTATTAAATAATTTAGATAAAACATTTGAAAAAGAAATGGATAATTTAATAGGTAATTCATCCTTAACAGATATAAATACTTCAAATGATAGTTTTTATAATAATAAATCATATATAAAAATATTAGCAATAATAGTAATAATATATGTTTTAACTAATGTTAAATTAATATATTTATTTGAAAAAATTATACCTGAATCTATATATATAAAAATAATAGATATCGAAAAATATATGTATTCTGTTATTTTTGGTACAGTAGTATATTTTCTTTATAAATCAAAGTATATATAAATTAATTAAATATTATCACTTAAAAATTTCGTATCAATACCGTTTATATTATTTTCATTAGAAATACCTTGGACATCATAATCAAATAAATTATTTAAATTTTTATCATAATTTTCTTTACTAAATATATATCCATTTTGTGCATCATCAAGATGTTCTGCTGATATAAAATCTAGTAAAATTACATCTTCTTGTCCGTCCTTCCTGTTTTCGTAGTTTGCCATAAAATTTTCAAACAATCCATTTTTCATATTAATATTATATTTATCATCGATTTTAGTATCAACAATATCTTTAGATTTTTTTTTAGTATATATTTCATAATATATTAACATTAATACCATTGCGAATATAAAACCAGAAAGATAGTCGTATATACATAATAATGTTATTAAAACGGCAAATACTAATTGTACATTCGCTAACTGCATTTTTTCGTAAAATGGAAAATCATCCATTATTAATATTAATATAAAAATAATTAAACCAAAACCTCTAAGTAAATTGTGTACCATTTATATTATTTCTCTCTATAAAAACTATATAAAAAAAATGAATTTATTATATAAAAATATATTATATATAGATTAGTGTATAATGAATAATATTTTATCCGTATACGGATATGGTATTGAAAAAAATAATAATGAAAATATAATAAATGAATTAAAAGAAGAATTAACAGTAATACCAAAAAATTTCAATACACCAGATAAAATAAAATTTGCAATTTATAGTGAAAATAATAAAAGAGTATATATTCCTAGATATTATGGTTTACAGAAATTTGGTATTCCTTCAATTAATAAATTAAATAAAGGTGAAGACTGTCCTAGTTTAATTTTTAGTGGTGAATTAAGAGAACAACAAAAAGAACCAGTTAATAATTTTATTGAAGCGGCAAAGAATCCATTGAAAATGGGTGGTATTATATCAGTACCTTGTGGATTTGGTAAAACTATTATGGCAGTATATATTGCTTGTTATTTTAAAAAAAAAACCATGTTTGTATCTCATAAAGATTTTTTAAACCAACAATTTTTAGAATCAGTAAAACAATTTGTGCCAAATGCTAAAATTGGTAAAATTAAACAAGCTAAAGTTGATGTAGAAAATAAAGATTTTGTAATTGCATCACTTCAATCTCTAGCAATGCGCGAATATGATATTAATATATTTAAGAACTTTGGACTTGTAATTATAGACGAGGTACATCATACAGGGGCTGAAGTATTTAGCAAAGCATTTAAATATATGAATGCTCCAATGATTTTAGGATTAAGTGCAACATTAAATAGAAAAGATGGATTAAGAAAAGTATTTGAAAATTATATTGGAAAATCTGTTTATAAACATATTGATAATGAAAAAATAGAGGTAAATGTTGAATTGCATAAATATTTTGATACAAATATTGATTATTGTAATAATTTATTATTATGGAATGGTAAACCAAATTCTGCGGCAATGATTAATAATATATGTAATTATGAAAAAAGAAGTTTATTTATATATAATTTAGTTTTAAATATTTTAAAAAATGAAAATAATAGAAAAATATTAATATTAAGTGAAAGAAGGAATCAATTAAAATATTTTGAAAAATTATTTGATAATACAGATTATTTAATTGGATATTATATTGGTGGATTATCACAAGATGTTTTAAATATTTCTTCTAAAAAACAAATAATTTTAGCGACATATCAAATGGCAGCAGAAGGTATGAATATTCCAACATTGAATACTGTTATATTTGCAAGTCCAATATCCGATATTCAACAAGCAATAGGAAGAATACTAAGAGAAAAACCAAGTGAAAGAACATATATTCCATTATGTATAGATATATGGGATCAATTTTCATTATTCATTGTTAAGGGTTTTACTCGTATTAAATATTATAAGAAAAATAATTATACATTAAAATATTTTAGTGATAATCAAGAAATTATATATCAAGATAAAAATGAAGAAACTAATAAAAAACTTGAATTTATTGAAGATTGTTAAGTATTTATTTCTTTATTTAAATTAGGATTAGATGGATTATAATAATATTATAATATTTCTTATATTTTGTTTAACATTATCATTAATTTATACTAGTTATATAAAATTTGAACAAAAATATAGTATTCAAGATAAAACTAAACCTAAAAAAGAAATAGAAGATTTTTTTATTGATGATTTAAGTATTGAAAAATTTAATGAAAATAGTGAAGCATTTAATGATAAAGAAGGTTTTGTTAATGAATTAATAATGTGCCAAAAAAAAATAAATAATGAATTTGAATATTTAGATATACCAATTGAAACAAAAGAAAATATTATTAAACCAGGAGAGGAATTAATAAAAAAACACGATTCAAATCTTTCTAAATTAAATAATATTTATAATAATTATGATAAAAAAAAATCAAATTATACATATGAAAAAACGAAAAAATTAAGTACAGATTTACCAATTGCTAATTTACATACTAATATATTATTAAAATGTGAAAATGATGATATTAAATTATCTAATTTAAATTTATAAAATATGCTCTTTTATCGATATTATATATATTGTAATAGTCGTCTTTTATTTTAGTTTTGTATATATATTCTAATTCTTGAATACTAAATAAATTAATATCTATTGATACATTTTTATTTTTTTCAACACTGTCTTTAAAATTATTTATAAAAAGTTTTATTATATCTTCAAATTTATTATCATTAATATTTGATTTTGGTTCTATCAATTTAATAAATTCATCATACTTCTTTTTTATAGTAGTATTAGATAATATTTTTATAAATTTATCAATATCTATATATACACACATCAAATTTTTATTATAATTTTTTATAGCACAGTCATATATTTCACTCTTATTTATAATTTTTCCTTTCGGAAATAAACCATCAAATTTATACCATTTATTATCATCACTCAAACTAGTTCTAATATAAGAAACCCAATGTACAGTATCTAAATCGTTTTCACCATATGCATGAATGTCATATTTATGACACACGTTGCCAGCAACAAATCCTAATAATTTTCTAACACCTTTTATAACAGTGTCTTCAGTATATAATATTTTATCAATATCAGTTTTATTTGATAAATGCCTTGTTTCAACTGTTAAATATACATTATTATTAAAAAATGTATGTGATTTTGTAATAATATCATATAATAAATTAAGTGTTAATTGAGAGTCATATATGTTTCCCCAAACTAAATCATCGAAAAGTTTATATAATTGAGTTTTATTAAATAAGTTTTTATGCAAATTTTCATTATACAATAATGTATTTTTTTCATTATTTTCACTTTTTATATATTTATAATTGTAAACAATATTATTAATATATATATCATTATATATATCTTTAGTATGTCCACTATTTATTCTTTCGTCATTAAGTAATAAATACTGAAACATGATATATGGATGAGAAGATAATAGATATAACGATGAATTAATCCAACAACTATTATTTTTATTATCATTATCGAGTGGTTTTAATATATATTTAGAATAATTATTAATAATCTGTGATTTTATTTTTTCGTCCATTCTAATAATTAACAATTTTTTTATTAATGATATATATATCATATGACAAATAACTTGCAAATGTTAACCATAATATATAAGGTATTAATAAATAACTAGCAATTTTATTGAAATAATAAAATTGAATAAATGTTATAATGGCAAATACTAATGTTAATAATACGATGATTAATGCTAATATTAAATTATCTAATTTTAGAAATATAGGTGTATATGAATAATTAATTATTAAACCAATTATCGGTATAATATAGTTATAATAACTATTTGTATTTATTCCATAATAATATGAAATACCAATCAATAAATATAATATTGGCCATATAATGCCAAAAATATAACTTGGAGGCATTACTTTAGATTTATTCAATTTATTATATTCTTTGTCTTTTTTAAAATTTGAAAAATTACCAATAACAGTTCCAAGTATTAAAGGAATAAATATAAGTATATATTTTAAATATTGCATTTATATTTTCTATTATCTAATTAGATAATAAAAAAAATATGAATGTATTAGGTGTAATATTTGTAATAATATTTGTTATTGTTTTAGTTATATTGCATATTGCTGCATTAATTACATCATTTTATTGTTTTAAACACGGAGTTAATATATCAAGTATTACTGGATTTTTAATAATGATTTTCATGGGACCATTTTTCTGGTTTTACTATGCTTTTGCAAAAAATTATTGTAAAGAATTATATAATGTCAATCCAATGGTTCAAAATAATGTTAATCAAGTGTCATAAATTAATTTTCAATGATAAAAAAATGATAATTTTTTTTTTATAATTTTATTAATAATGAAAAGAAAATATCAACAACTTGATAATGATGAAATAGAGGTTGATGAAGTTGACAAAGTTGATTTTAATCAAATTAATGAATATATTATAAAATGGTTTAAAGAACAAAATATTAAAATTATTGATAATTAGTATTTACATATAAATAAATCATTGTTATCATTTAAACAAGTAATTCTAATAATTATAAGTATTGTTATTGTATTAATTATTATAAAATATAATAAAATTATTAATATTTTAATTAACAAATCTAAAAATTTTGAAATAAATGTCATCAAAATTAAATAATTATATATATAATTCATTTTTTTAATGTATTTGTATTATTGGTGTCCATTTTTTGAATTCATCATTGTGTTTACATTTAAATTTTAATAATGTTGATGCATTTGTATTTTTAAATGCAATTCTTAATAATTTACTTGTTGTTAATGTTGATACATTAGCAATACCTATACTTTTTTCATTTTGAATGTTTTCTTTTAAAAATAAATTATATACATCTGCTTCACTTGTTTTATTAATCCATAAAATTTTTTCATTTTCACATACTTCTATTTTTTCATTTTCAATTATTGTTCTACCTATTTTATCTTCTTTTAATTCACTAAATTCGTTCTTTAATACTTTAAAATTAGTTTCATCTTTTACTTCTCTTACAACTGATTTTATACTTTCTTCATTAAAATTAAATAATATTGGTTTTAAATTTGTTTTATAATTCCATAAATAAATACCTCTACTCGTATAGTTTAATTTTTTGGAAAGTTCTAATAAATTATTGATACTATCTTTGTGAAAATTATAATATACTTTTACTTTATAACTACATACATCAATTACATCATCTTTTATATATTCATTTTCTAATAGATTATATATTATTTTTAATCTATATGATAACTCTTTATTTTTTAAATGTTCACCTTTATAACTAATAATATCATTAAATACCATTAACCATTTTTTATCAAATGTTTTAATCATTTCACCATCTAATAATGTATTTTCAAATAATGATATATCAAATAATCCTTTAACTAAAATAATCCTGGGTTTTTGATAATTTGGATGTATTTTTTTATCAATAAAATATATTATTGGAATATCATTATATTTTGTAAAAAATATATAATATGGATTTCCATTACTTCTTAAACAACAAGAATATTTATTATTTTTAATATATTCTGCACTATTTTCATTTAATAAATAATAATGTTTTTGAATAATTTTTAATCCATATAATTGATATAATTTATTTAAAATAATATCCTTAAAATCATTAGATTTAATATTAAAAGCAATTCTATCAGCGAATGAAATTATACCAGTATGCATAATTAATTTATAATATTTATAATATATTAATCAATTTTTATATATTTATTAATAATAATGACGACAAAATTAGAAAAAACTATAGTTGGTACTCTAATCGGACTTTTTACATATATATATATATATATATATATTTTGGTTTTAAAATAATATCTAAGTCAAATATAAATTATCATATAAATTTTATAATACATTGGCATTATTGGTTAATTTGTGTAATAACATTTTGTTTTTTATTAATAATAACTAAAATAGAAAAATTTAAAAATATAAAAATTATTTATCTGGATATTTAATTACAATGATAATTCATAGATTATTATATAAAGATAGATTTGATTTTAAAATTTATAAATAATTTTTATTTTATATAAACTCTAAATAAAAATGACTATATAGTAAAACAACAACTTATTTAATTAATGGTAGAAAAAAAGTATTTATACTTTATCTAAAACCTAACAAACATCAATAAGTATTTCGCCTTCTTTTCCAAAAACCAACTAATATTTTAAATAAGTGCGTTTTTTTTCTTTTACTTATATAGGATACTATAATGGGAGAATATAAAGTAGTGGGTAAAAAATCGATATTAGGTAAAAAAAAATTAGTCTATTCCAAATCGGGTTCTAGAAAACTATATGTAAAATCTAAAGGTAGAATGATGAATATTGTAAAATACAAAAAAATGAAATTAAAAGCAGTTTCTAAATCTGTAAAAAAAGTAGTTAAAAAATCTAAAAAATCTAAAAAATCTAAAAAATCTAAAAAATCTAAAAAATCTAAAAAATAACAAACAAGCAACATATAGAGAGTGATAAAGGGGTGAATACGAGAATTGAAAATAGTAATTTCATAAAAACTCGTCATGTGAAGAGTCTTCAGTCGTCCTCCACAAAAGGGGTATAGCGCAAATAAAAATTTATTATTTTTTTAATTTATCAACTAATATAGGATTAATATAACTTTTCAAACATATATGATAACTATTATGTAATTTTTCTGCAACTTTTTCAATTGCTTTTTTAATAGGATTTTTAGATGTTTTAATTTCAGGTAATTTCATATATTCTATTAATAAATTATTAGCATTCCATGTTCGCAAATCTTTAGAAGTTATTTTTTCATTATATTTTTTTAAAAAAGTATTAACATTATTACTAGTTATATCGAATACCTTATTATCATCATTGTTAGATTGTTTTTTTTTTTTAAGATATTTAATTATATTACAATTTAAACATTTTGATATATTTCTAACACCTTTCTTACCAATAAAATCGATAGTTAATTCATTTTTATAAAAATTTAAATGTTTGTAAAGTAATGTTGTTATCCCAAAAGAGTTATTTTCTGTTTTATATTTTTCATTACCAATTCTAAATCCACAATTTATAATCATATAAATTACTATAGATATATCGTATTCATCGTTATATTTATTTGAATCTATTATTTTATTAATATCTTCGATAATATTTTTAAATATTTTATTTAATTTTAAAATTTTTCTATATTTTTTTTGATGTTGTATTTTAATATATTCAGGATTATAAATAACTTGTTTTCTATTTTTATCATCAAAACCATATGCTAATATTTTATTATTTTTACCTTCAGGGTATATATATACATTTCTATATGCTGGTGGTATCTTAATATTCATTACTTTATAATAATATATTTAAAAATTAAGTATTTATTTAAAATAAATAATGATTGATATAAAATATTATAATATAATATGTAAATATTATAATATAGTAATTAATAATAAATCTCAAAATATAAGTGCAAGATTGGTTTATAATTTATTTAATAAACATAAAATATTAGATCAAAGACATAGAGATAATATTAATAATTATATGTATAGATATCATCTATATTTTTTAACAAATATAAAATTAATATAAACTATAGTTAATTAAATATTTAAAATTAATTATAAAATAAAATAATTATAAAGTATATTAAATAATGTCATTAAAAAATTTAAATAACGGATTATTAATATTAATATTTTTTTTAATTAAATTTAATTTTTTAATTAATTTTAAATATTTAATTAAACAATATTTTTTTAAACATTTAAAATAACTTTTAATAATATATTTGAATTTATTTGATTTAATAAATTTTGTAATATGGGTTTTATTTATATTTGATTTAAATTTATTATTTCTTTTAATACAATTTTTACATTGACTATTTGCAATATAAAACATATAATATAATTAATTAATAAAAAGAAAATAATTATCTTAGATATAATATTGTAGAATTTGTTAAATTATATGCAAATCTTTCTCTAAAATAATTTTGTTCATGAAAATAAGTCATATACAATATAATATAAAAAATAGCAGTCATTTAATATTAATATTATTTATTTCTTTAATTAATTTTAAAATATCTAATAAATTTTAACTATTGCTATAACAATATAGAGAATTGTCACTATCTTCGAATGTAAATTTGTTTTAATTTCCTTGTAATAGAATAATTTTTTCTCTCAAAACTTCAATTTCTTGTTTTTGTTTTGCATATATTTCCCGATGTTGTTCTCTTTCTTCAGCTAATCTTTCTTTTAACATTATAACTTGTGTATTTAAAGTATAAATAACATTATCAGCTTTATTAACCTTCATATTAGTTAAGTTTAATTTAGTTGAATTCATTTTATATATTCTAAAATATATAAAGAAATTAATCAATTTTTAATTAAAAGAAAAAATTAATTCATTCTTATTACAAATAATGGTTTTATATTTTTTTTAATAGGAAAGATATATTCAATTGTTTTGTTAATTTCAGTAAATTTAAGTGTACCTTTAAATTCTTTTAATTCATTTTCATTTTGTTTAATATAATTATTTGTAATTGTTTTAAATTCTTTAATAAATTCACATAAATTATCATTATATAAATTAATAGTTTTACCACTTTTTAATTTATAATTTTTTAATTTTCTAGTTATATTTAAAACAATTTCTAATCTTTCTTGAATTGAATAATAATTATTCATTATAAAAATATATTATACTTATATTTATATACTTAGTCTTCATTATCATCATCTGATTTAATATGAATCCCTTTCCATCCTTTATTATCAATAGGATAAGGACCAATACTTTTTTCAAAATAAGCTCTTAATTGATTTCTATCTGGTTGTTTTTTATTTTTAGGAACATTTGAATAACACCACAATCGGAAATCATTATAAATAGTCATTAAACCTGTTCTACTATTAGTATCTTTACTATCAATAATAAGTCTTTCATTTTTATATTGACCAATAATATCATTATTATTTTTATAACTTTCAGTAGCAATTCTAACTTCCATTGGTTCATGAATACAATTTGGATTAATATGTTTGTGTCTTTCAATTAACATACTCATAAATGTTTCTGCCCATCTATCAAATTTATCTGATAATTCTAAATCCATAGGAAATTCATTTGATTTAGTTGGATTTTCACAAAATTTTGACAAAAATTCAATAACTCTAATTCTTCTCCAAGTACCACCATCATCACTTGGTACTTCAGGGAGTTCATTACAAGTTAATATCATTTTAAATTGTGGTTTAAATTCAAAAGGTTCTTTGTATAATCCTCTGCATAAAATTCTATCATTACCCGATAATTCTTTCATAAATCCAATATTAATTTTATCTTGTTCACTAGGTTCTTGCATAACTGCAAATCTTCTTCCTTTAGTTCTTTCAAGTTCACTTTGAGCACTATTAGATGCTGCTCTTTTTTGTGTTAATAAAGCAATCGGTAAAATGCAATAATAATCACCAATTGTTTTTTGAATAAGATCTAATAATCTACTTTTACCATTACTACCATTTCCGGTAAATACATAAAATCTTTCTTGTGATATACTACCGTCAATAATACAAGCAATAATATCAAGAACATAATTTTTTACGTTATCATTAACGAAAATTTTTGAAAAGAATTCATTAATTTCAGAAATTTCTGGCGCATCAGGATTAAATGGAATATAATTTATTTTACTAGAATGAGAAATATAATCATCGGGCATACCATCTCTAAAAATATGCATTTTTAAATCATAAACTCCATTAGCGAAACCAATTAAATGTGCACGACTATCAAGTAATTCTTCAAATTTTTCATCAATAAATAAACTTTTACATTCTTTCATAACACAATCTTTAAAACCAGAATTTTTTAATTGACTAGCAATTTTTAAAGACTTTTTTGCTTTTTCCTTATTTGCTTCTGCTAATAGTTCATCATTTGAAGGCGATTGAAAATTATTCCAATATTGTGTTCTTTCCATAAATTTTTTACATATATCTTCACTTAATATAATACGAAGTAATAAACCTTCACTTGTTGATTTCCATCTATGTTTATCCCTATCATAATAATACCAAACTACTTTGCTAATTGCTCGAATATCATCTTTTTTTAATGTTTGAACAACTTTTGCAACATCATAATGAGCACCATCGCTTCTAATACATTTATCTATCCAAGGAAATAATGCTTCATTAATTATTTCTTCATATTTATTTTTATTATCTTGTTTCGCCCACCATCTTAATGTTCCCAATCCCATATTATCTTTCCGCATTTTATTCCATAATGTTTGACATTCCCCTTCAATATAAGCAGTTCCAATTTTAGAAAACTCAATCCAAGTATCTAATAATCTATAATCAATATTTCTTAAAACCCAACCAAGATTAATCCAATCTTCGTAATTTTCTGATCTATTATAAGATAAGCATTCTAATACTAATTTACGGGATAGTATTAGTTCATCATCTGTACTATAATTTTTATTAATATTAAGTGATTTAGCAAATATATTATTTTGTAATTTACTTTTTTGTTTTGAATCAATTGATGGCAATACATGTTTAGTGTATTCTTCAATTTCTTTTACAATATTATCTTTAATTTTACAAACATTTACATCAATCAAATTATTTTTCATTGAAAATAATTTGATAAATTCTAAATGATTTTGTGCAGATATTTTTTTTTTAAGATAAATACCATTTTTATAAATTTTTGTTACAGTATATGCTTCACAATCTGGTTTTCTACTGCCATACATTTGCCAAGAATTAATATCAATAATTGCTTTATCAATAATATCTTCATAACTATTTGTAATAGGTAGATTTGCAAACATTTCCTGAGCAATATCTAATACTTTTTTTCTAATAAAATGTTGTTCATTGTTTGTTAATATAATATGTGGATAAATAATATGAATACCATCTTTGATTTTATTACTTTTAGTATTTTGTAAAGTAGGATTTGATTTTTCCATTAAATAACCTAAATTATATTCTTCATTAATATCTAAATATTCGCATAATATTTTGTTATAATAATGCATTATCCTATCAATATTTTCATTTGTATATATTCGTTTAATTTGTGTATTATCTTCCGTACTTATGGGCGGGAATCGAAAATCTAAATCTATTCTTAAAGGACTTGGATTTAATGGTTTTTCAGTAAAATGTAAATGAATACCATTTGTAATTGCTATTCCATAAATTCTTAAAAATTCATCATATTCATTATCTGGAATAAATAATGATTTTCTTGGGTGCATACTTGTATTCGTGTATATTTTCCCTTTTTGAACATTATATTTAGTATATATAGAATTTAGATCTTCTTGAATACCCATTCTAAATAATGATTTGTATTTGTCTTAATATATATAATCAATTTTTATTTTATATATTTTACCTGTATTACATAATATATATATATAAATATTATCATTGTGTTATTGAATATATATATATATAGTTATTTTTATTACTATAATATATAAATTAAATAAAAATATAATATATTAGTATAGAAGTAAATAAATTAATGACTGATTTGAATCTAGCATATGGTTTACAAGAAGATTCAATGTTAGATAACAATTATAATTCTGATATTAATATAAATACTGAAAAAGAAATGGAAAAAAATAATGATATAAATATAGAGAAAAAAATAAAAAAAATAAAAATGGATATGGAAGATAGACCTATTTTAAATAGACAAAATGATGCTAATATTCCAATTAATTTAAATGATACTATTCCAGAAAATATGTATAAAAAATATCAAACAAATCAACTACAATCACAAATAAATAACCAAATGCAATTAAATCAAAATGTACAAAATAATAAACCAAATAATACTCAAGAAGTTGAATATGAAAATACATTTTGGAATAGATTTATTGGTAAAAAATATGAAGTTTTCAAGTTATTCTTATTTTCACTTGTTATTGTTTTAGCAATTGGTACAGATAAAGTATTCGCACATTATTTAAATAAATATATTAATGAAAATATTTTAACTAATATACAAGAACTAATAATACGAATTGCTTATCCTATATTAATTATTCTATTATTGTGGATTTTTAAAGCTATATAATAATAGATGAAAATTGAACAACAATATTGTAGTCCATCGGCAAAAGATAATGGACCTACATGTTTATCAAAAGAATCTTTAAAAACATTAATAGATAATTATAATAAATCAAAAAATAATAAAAAACATCATATTACTTATTTTGATAATAATACACAACTTGATTTATTTAAAAAACTTGATTATAAAATGAAAAAATTAACAAAAGGTACTGGAAAATATTGGTTATGGCCGGATATCATAAATAAAATGTATCCAATTGATAGATATGATTTAAAATTAATAAAAAAAAATAATTTTATTCCACAAATGCCAAAATCATGGCATAAAAACAGTAAAGAATGGTTATCTAATTATGATATAGATAATGTTATGATTCAATATAATAATACTAAAAAATATAATTACAAATATATTGGAACATTTTCTATTGATTTTGCTCTAAAAGATAATTTAGGTAATTGTTTACATTCTGATTTTTGTAATATTGATATTAAAAATTCATATATAAAAAAAAATATTAAATATATTGGTTTTATTACAAATTTAGATAAACATAATGAACCAGGATCACATTGGACATCTACATTTATAATTTTAGATTCTAATTCAAAATCATTTGGTGCATATTATTATGATAGTAGTTCTAGAAAAACTCCAAAAATGATAAATGATTTTTTATTAAGTATTAAAAGTCAATGTAATATAATATATCCAAATAAAGTTTTTAAGATTAAACACAATAATAAACAACATCAATTTCAGGATACAGAATGTGGTATGTTTTCTATTATATATCAATTACGCTGGTTAAATTTACTATTACATGATAAAGATGTTCAATTAAATAAAGTAATAAATAATAAAAATTTAAATGATAAAAATGCTAATAATATGCGACTTCAACTTTTTATAAAATAATAATACATTATTATTAAATTTAGAATATTTACTAAAAGAAAAAAAAGAATAAATACTTAACAATTTTAGATTGCTTTAAAAAAAAAAATAATTACAATTAGATAAGGGGGATATATTATAATTACACACTATGATTAAATTATTAGGTAGTGGGGGTTATGGTTGTGTAATAAATAAATCTATTAAAAATAAATCTTATAGTTGTAATTATGTAGGAGATATAACTAAAAAAGAATTTAAAAATGATGAAAAAAAAAATAAACATATATCAAAAATATTTGCAAATACTCAAGCTTATTGTGAAGAATTAGTTATAATAACTAAAATATTATATAAATATCATAAAATATTCAATAGTATTCAATTATTCAATGAATTATCTTTGCCTCCTAAAAAATGTTCATCATTTTTACTTATTAGCAATATAGATAATTATCAAAACAATGAAAAAAGACAACTAATTTCAAATAAATTAAGTAATTTTTTTAAAGAAAAAAATTTTCAATCATATGATGACAGAAAAAATACTATTACAGAATGTTTAATTGATAAATTTGATAATGATTCAAAACACCTGAAACTTCATGAAATTATATATGATTATGGCGGTACTGAAGTAGGTGATATTGAAATAAATGATTATGATTTTATAAAAGCATTAATTAAAATGTGTAAATCTTTACAAACATTACATCAACTTGGATTTGTACATAGAGATATAAAAGCAGGTAATATATTATATAATAATGATAATAACAAACTGTCATTAATTGATTTTGGTGTATGTGTTCCATTTAATGAAGTATATAGTACTAAAGAAAAATGGTGGATAGAAAGTGAATATTTTATTTCTCCGCCAGAATATAATCTAATAGATAAAAAACATAGGTATAAAAATCTAGATATAATTTATAATAGTTTTTATAAACAACATGATTTTTATATTAAAAAAAAAAAAGAATATGATATATTTTTAAATAAATATAGTAATATTAATTATATTGAAGATATACCTGAAGAAATAATTAAAATTGCTTATAAAGGTGATATTTATTCTTTGGGTATAACCTTATTATTTTTATATAATGACAATAATATAAAAATAACACATCAAAATAAAGAATTAATTATGCAAAAAATTTCAGATTTAATTAATAATATGATAATTACTGATCCATTTGATAGATATGATTTAACTAATGTTGTAAATGATTTATTAGAAATAGAACAATTATACATATCTGAAATAGACTCAAATAAATATAATGATATATCATGTAATGAAGATATTGAAAATATTACAAATACATTATCACTTTTAAAAATTAAAAGTGGTGGAAAAATTAAAACTAAAAAAACTAAAAAAAGTAAAAAAAACTTATATAAAAAACCTATAAAACATATACTATATAAAAAATTTATTTAATTTTTTGATAATATCCATTTTTGAAATACTATTTGCACCTAAAGTATATTTTTTTTCTTTGAAGTTAAATTTTATAATTTTTTTATAATTTTTAAATAATTTTACAAAATAATGTGTATTATTATTTTTATTATCTAAATTATCATAATATATATATCCTGATTTGCTTCCAACTCTTCTTATAGCGAATGTTGGTTTTTCAGATTTTTTAACAAATTTATAATTATTATTTGTTTTTATTTTTTTTATAATTTTTCTATCCTTATTTTTTTTTATCCATATTTGAAAAATACAATTAATTGGTAAATTAAATGCATTATCTGGTAAATCATATGACTTTACTAAATGAAAATTTAAAGGTATTGTTTTTTTTACAAAATATTTATCGAAACTTTTAGGAAGTATAAATGAAAATGAATCGCAGAATTTACATGAATATTTAATAAATTTTATTGCAGTCGATGATTTTTTACCAAATGGAGGATTTCCAATTATATGTATTTTATTATATTTATTAATTAATTTTTTATAATTTAATTTTAAATAATTTTGTTTTATAATATCTTTATGTTCGGGTTTTATATCATAATAAATTTTATTATGATATCTATTTAAAAATTTAATAAATGCACCATCTCCAGCACTTGGTTCAATAACTAAATCACTATTTTTAACTTTAATACATTTTTGAAATAATTTAACACATATTTTAACTATATTTTTATTTGTATAATATTTATCGTATTTATTCATTACATATAATAAATAAAATAAATAATTTAGATTTTTTTACAATTTTCAAGTAAATTAAAAAAATCAATACAACTATTTTTTTCATTATTTTCTAAACATTTTAAATATAATTCAGATTCTTTTAAACATTTATTATTATTTTCTATTTCAATTTTTTTATTTCCTAATACCGAATCAATACTTCTAGAAGCAAGTTGTGAACCGGTTCCTAGTGCAAATCCTTGGATAATACTACTTAAAAATCCACTTCTGATATTATTATTATCATAACTTTTCATTGTTGAATTATTATCTAAATGTTTTTTAATAGGAACATAACTTTGATATGTTTTATTCTCTTTTTTTTTGTATACCATATTATAATAAACTATTTTTAATGTATAATTATTAATTAATTTTATATAATAATTATAGATAGTGAATTTATGTTAGAACGTAATTATTTTCTTATACATTTAGTAATTGTTATTTTATCAATAATATTATCATATATCACATATAGATATTTAAACTATGATTTAATTGATATTAGTAAATTTGTTAAAAATGATATTGAAAATTTTACAATTCAACTAGATTTAGATTATTTTGTCGATGAAGAATCATACAGTGTGTTTAAGACTGATGCAAAAATGATTCAAGATAAAATTGATGCTTCTTTAAGTAAGGACACTTTTATCCGTAAAGAATTTGAAAGAGTAAATATTTATAATCGTTAATAATTTATTTTTTATCATATTTATAACAACATTCGTCATCATGTTTATTTTTTCTTTTAAATAAGTTATTTTCACATAAACCTTTTGAATTTGGTCTTCTATTTTTAGGACATGTTGTTTTATTACTTATACTTTTATTTTTGTAGCAACAATATGTATTATGTTTATTTAATTTTTTAAAAGGATATAATGGATTTGAACAAGATTTAGTAATTTTATTTGGTCTTCTAATTTTTGGCATACATGTTAATTCTTTAGTAGATTTTTTCTTTTTTGTAACATTTTTTTTATCATCATCTTCTATTATTGAATTACTTCTTGATTTTGGACTTTTTGTATTTTTATTATTTATTTTTTTGAATAAATGATAATCTATTGCTATTTTTTTTAATTTAGTAAGTAATATATCAACAAATTCATATTTTTCTGGCAAAATTTTATCATATAATTTTTGATCAACTGTTTCTGTTATTAATTTCTTTTTATTTGTACTTGGAATTAATTTATATATATGTATATTTATAACTCTTTTTAAATTAATATGTTTATCTTCGTCAATATCGTAATGAGAACAAAATCTTATTGCTCTTCCTTCAATTTGTTTTTTTCCCGCAATATTCCATACAGGATCTATTAAATGAATATGTTGTATATGTTTAAAACTAATACCTTCTTTAATACTTGGACTTCCAATAAGAAGTTTGATTTTATTTCCATAAATATTATTTTCACTATTTATTATTTTTTTAATGATATCTTTTTTAATATCTGTTTCGTTACCACTCCAAATTGCATAAATTTTATTTTCATTTGATTTCCAACTTATGTCATCTTTATAAACATCAAAAATAGATTTCCATCCTTCTTTTAGTAGATATTGTTCGATAACCTTGATACCTACGTTAACAAAAGAAGTATAAACAACGTGTTTTCCAAATATATTAGAGGAATCAATTATATTAATGAGTTTGTCTAATTTAGGAGCATATAATTTCAAATTATTTATAATTGTATTCATATTATATTTTTTACTTAAACAACTAATACCTATTTGTCTTTGATTTGCTAAAAAAGCTTCTTCTTCGTAATCATTTGCTGTATTTTTAAATTTCATAGAATTTAATGCTTCATATGTCATAGTATCTTGAATATGACTCATATTAATTTGATGTGTAATTAAATTTGATTTAGGATAAGCATTTTTTGATGATCCTGAAAAATAACTTATTTTTCCTCTTAATTTTTCTAAATTATATTTATAATTAATATTAGTTAAATTTTCTTTAATATTATCAAAACTGGGATTTAATAAATAAACTAATTCTGGTAATTCTTTATATGAATCATATATTGGTGTTGCTGTTAAATATATTAATTTTGAATTAATATGACAATATTTTGATAATAATTTTATTAGAGTAGAATTAACAGAAAGAGATTTTAGATTTGTTAATTTACCTGTTGTTTCAATATTTATATAATTATCTATATTATATGTATCACTTATAACATTATGTAATTCATCGATAATTATCATTTTATTTTCAGTAAAGTTTTTAATAAAATTCAAAATATTATTACTATTTTTAGTACACATTAAACGATATTTATCATAAGATATTATTGTATAGTTTTTATTTATTTCAGTTATGAATTTTTTTTTTAATTTAATTTTAATATTGATATCTATCAAATCACTATTATAATTATTATAATCTTCTTTTGTAAAATAATTATAGTTTGTACAAGGTGATATTAATTCATCATAAAAATTATTTTTTAATCTTGCTGGTAAAATAACTATTATTTTATGTTTATTATTTAATTTAAGATAATTTTCTGCAAGAATAATTGAAGTACATGTTTTACCAGAACCAATTTCATGAAATAATAAAAATTGTTTGATATTATCTATATTATCAGTAAAATATTTTTTTAAAAATAATTGTTGTGGTTGTAATTTAAATTCATTATTTTTCTTACATAATTCGTCAATATTTTTATCATTGTAATTTTGTTTATATTCTATATATGTTTTATATGTGTTGAATCTACTCATAAAAAAATAAGAAATATAAAATATACTTAATTATAAGAGAGATAATATAAATGTTAAATAAAAATGTATTATTAGATATTATTTCAATTATTGTAATTGTAATAATAATAATAATAATATTTATTAATTGTATATATACTAATAACAATAATTATATTGAAAAATATTCAGATTTTGACCAAACTATAATTGATGATAAAACACAACAAATAGATAGTATAAATAATGAATTTACAAATAAAGATTTACTAAAAAAATGTCCAAGAGGTTGTGGACATCATCCTACTGCTGTGCCAAATTGTAAAGAATGTAAAGATAAAAAAGATTTTGATAAACTAAATCCACAAGAAAAAATGTGGATAGAAGAATATCACGTTGTAGGTGATCAAAAGGAATTATATGCAAAAAATAAAATGTTAGAATGGAAAAATATAGATGGTAATATTAAATTTAGATATATATTTTTAAAAGATAATAAATTACATCATGTAAATATTCATCCAGATTATTATAATGTATTATATAACAAATATAATCCTGAAACAAATCATACTGTTGAAGATATTGCTGAATGGATGAAAAGAATTACATTAAACGTTGAAAATTATTCACATTTAACTGAAGAAAAACATACTAATGATTGGAGATATATTGATGTAGAACCTAAACAATGGACTAAAGATTGTATATATGATTTTGTACTAAAAAATAAACTTTATAATGAAGCATTTAAAAAAAATAACTTAACTTATAAAGAGAAAATAAAATATAATATTAGTGATAGTGAAACAAGATTAACTGAATATTTATCTAATATTGGTAAACCATTAGATAAATCATTTGATAAAGCACAAATAAGATGGAAAATGTTTGAAGATTCTACTACTAATTTAGTTAATAAAGACTTATATTCATTAAAAATTATTGAAAATATATCAAATGGTAATGGATTTCATATTGATGATCTTATATTATTATTTAATTTAAATAAAACAAAAGCTTTAGAATACATTAATCATCTAATAGAAAAATTAGAATCTGCTGAAGAAAATAGACAAGAATTTATAAGAACATATAAAACTGATAATAAATGTGAAAATGATTGTTTTATTTTTAAATTAAAATCTGATTGTTTTTACAATAATGATAAATCATTATTTACAGAAATTAATATACCTGTAAAAAGTAAAAATAATCAAAATGTATTAATTTATAATTTTTGGCCAATATTTCAAAATAATAATTATACAATTAATAAAAAAACTCTACTTGATAATGATGATAATGATTACTGTTCTAATGAAACATTATGTTATACTTCTAATAATATAAATAAAGAACATTGTTTATTTTTAAATCCATCTCCATTTTCAAGAACTTTAATGAATTATGTTATATCTTCTTAATATGATTTATTCAATATCTGAATCATCATCTATATTATTATATAAATTTTCTCTTATTCTATTATAATCTAATTCATAACTATTCTCGAATTTCTTATCACTATATTTTTTTTCCATTTTTTTATAATCTTCTATATTTATATGTGAATTATTATCATTATTTTCTATATCACTTTCTTCTTCTTTTTCTTCTTGTGAATATTTGTAATCCATAAAATTCATTTTATATTCAGGATTTATTATTGATTTTTCAAAATTCTGTTTTTGTTTTGCACTATAATAATGTATTGCAAATACTATATTGTGATTTACTCCACGAAAATTATATAAATTTCCTTCAGAATTTTCAAATTGTAATGTAATTTTACTTAATTTTCCAATTGGATGAAATTCTCTTAATTTTAATTTAAGATATGATGTACTTTCTTCATTTAAACCCCAATTACTAACTCTTATTTTTGCAAGTCCAATTCTATTTTTAGTATAAGATAATGAACCATATAAATGTTCTTCAATTTCTGGACATTTTAAAATTATATAATCATAACCAATTAAATAAACAATGCCTGGAGAAACTATTGCATGTTTATTATTAATTAATTTTATAGAATGATAAAATTTTTCATAAGTAATTATTTTGTTAATATTTAAATAACTATAATTATTAATAAATTCTAAATTATCGCTAACTTTTGAATAAAATCCTAGTGTTTTATTTAATGTTGATTTATTCATATCAAATATAATATGTCTATTTCCTTCAAATTTAAGAATATTTTGTATATCTGCTGGAATTGTATTTCCAGCACATTGTAATTCTAATTCGAAATTATCAATATCTATTAATACAGTGTTTTTATTAACATCTTCAATTTTTCTATTTAATATTACTGAATTAATGTTTTCGTTAAACTTTGTATTCAATGTTACTATTAATTTATTAAGTGTATAATTTCCTATTGGTATTTCTATTATAAATAATTCAAAAAATATATCTAATATTTTTTGATACTCATTTATAATGTTGACACTTAATATATCTTTCGGATAATAATAATTTATATTTGGTATATAATGATATGATGGTAATATTTTATAATAATTATTATCTACTAAAATTATTGTATCTGATAATAATTCATCATTTTCTATATTTAAATTATTCCAATCTAATTCATTTATAATTATTTGATTATATTTTTCTTCATAATTATCTGTATTTTTTATTAAATTTACTAAATTATTATTAATTAACCATTTTTTTTTTTTGTTTCCATTTATATCAATTGTACCATCTGGTACATATGTTGTATATTCTGTTCTCCATATTATATTATCAATTAAAATATAAGAATTAGAATTAATATTATTCATTAAAAAATTTTTTTCAGTTATAGTAAAATCAGTTATTTCTAAATCTATTATATTTGCAATAGATTTAGCTCTTATAAGTAGTGTTATAGTATCGCTATTTATACGATTTTCACCAGAATCATTAATACTGTTTGTAATTCTCCATTTCAAACCTGTTATTATTTTTATAAAAATGTTAATATCATTATTATAATCAAAATTTAAATCATTTAATTCTTCATTTGTAAAACTTAGTTCTTCATTTGGTTGATTATAAATTTTGTTTTTTATTTCATTTCCTAAATTATCATTTTCATATTCCTGATAATAGTTGGATTCTATATCTATATCTACCCATTTATAACCTACATTTATATTTGTTTTAGGTTTATAATAATTTTTGACATTATCATTAATGATTTCTATATAATTATTTTTATTACTAATATCAATATTTAATGATTCAAATTTTTCAAATGATAATTCCAATCCATTATCAATTATATTATTTATTAAAAAATCATTATTTATATTATTACCATGAATTGGTTTAGTATTTCCTATATATTCCCATTTTAATCCATAATTGTTTTCAATTTGTTCAGTACCTGTATTATACCATTTTAAATAATATTTTTCATCATATTCACTATCTATAATTGGTATTACATTATAACTTCGTAAATCATTAATATTATACTCATTTAATTGATCGTGATTCGAATAATATTTGGTATATATAGAATTTTGAAAAATATTATTTATTTTTAAATCTTCTGATAATTTTACATTATATATACTTGTGTAATAAGAATTATTATCAATTGTATTTATATCAATTACTATTCTATTCCACTGTAATATATCTACGACACTAATATAATTATATTTATTTAAATTTGTAATTCCATAATAATGACTACTATCTATTACTCTACTATTTTTTAAATTATCTGATAATATATAATTAATAATTTCACTATCTTTTTGTATATTTTTTATATTATCAAATTTTTCCCATTCTAAACCTTCTACCATATCAAAATAATTGATAATTGCATTTTTTGTTGTATTTATATAAATATATAATTTATTTGTATCATTATCTATATTGTACATTGTTTTTGGTATACTAACATCTAATATTTCAATTCCAAAAACATTTTTAAATGGTATATCAAAATTAACAACATAGTTATTTGGATCTGGATATTCTTCTTGATTTCTAAATTTACTATCAACTATAAATGTATAATTCTCTTTAATACTATTTTGTTTCATATAGTCAACATCTTCAATTGACATTATAAACTTAATAAAATAATATAAAATATATTTTGTATTATTTAATATAGACACTTTTATATATGTTTGATATACAACATATTTATAATAATCATTATAATAATATAATTATTATTGGTGATATACATGGTGATTTGAAAAGATTAAAAAATATATTACTTCATGAAAACATCATTACAACAAATTTAGAATGGATTAAAAAAAATATTATTGTTATACAGTTAGGTGATCAAATAGATAGTGTTAATAGAAATAAATTAATAAATGAATGGGAAATTATTAAAGACGTTGAAGTTTTAAATTTTACAAATTTATTAAGTAAATTGGCAAAAACAAAAAATAGTTTATTTATTTCAATAATTGGTAATCACGAATTAATGAACTTTTTAGGAGATTTTTCTTATGTTTCTAATAATAGTTCATATTTAGAAAGACAAAATAATTTTCAAAAAAAAGGTATTTATAATAATATGTTAGCTAATAGACCTATTGTTGTTAAAATAAATGATCTTATTTTTTGTCATGCTGGAATTACTAAAAATCATTTAGATATCTGCGATAAATATAATAAAAATATCTTTTATCTCAATAAAATATGGTATAATTTATTAACTAATAATACAGATAAACAAGATATTGAAATCATAAATAAATTAATACTTCATAGTGATGGTATATTATGGACTAGAGAAACACAAGATAAAGAAGATATTAATTATATATTAAATAAATTAAATTGTAATTATATGTTTGTTGGACATAATACTGTTGAAAATATAACATTACATAATAATGTTTGGTATACTGATAATGGTATTTCTAGATCATATGGTAAGGAAAAATATCAATATATAGTAATTGATAGCAAAAATAATATAAATATTAGATCTTTATAAAAAAGTACATGTTTATATTTTTTTTATTTTTTTTAATTTTATTTTTAATTTTATTTTTTTTTATAAACATGTACTTTTTATTTATAATTATTTAAAATTGGTTTAGGTAATGTATTTATTACATTATCTTTATATTTAAATATTAATGGATGAAATATACATCCTAACATTTCCGCCCATAAAATTGGATATTTACTACCATTATTACCGAATGAATCTCTTGGATTATTAGAAGGATTTTTTTTCAAATCTTCTAGTTTTTTATCTAATAATAAAATCATATTATCATACCATTCATTTGTCAATTTTGTATTTTTTTTACAAATATACGAACAATTACCTACTAAATAATTATGATTTAGACTTCTTACTGGACTTCCACCCTGAATTTCTTTATATCCAATTATCCATGCATCACTTTTATATAAAATTTCAAAAGATTTTTTCCAAGAACCTGTAGTTTTTTTTATATCACAATATCCTCCTCCATGAAAATTCATAAAATAAGTCCTTAAATAATCACTTTTATGAACAGCACTTAAATATTTATATGCTGGATGTAATGGATGTTTATCTAATATATAATTATTCAAATTTTTTTTATCAACAAATATTATATTACATTCTGTTATTTCTTTCAATTGTTTAATATTATTCAAACGATTTTCACTAATTATATTATCATCTGTCCAAAAACAAAAAATATTATTCATATTATTTTTTGTGTTTATATTTTTATATAAAAAATGAATATTATTATTTATTAATTATATTAAATATATGTCAGAGTGTTATACAGAAAAATTAGATGAAATATTAGAAAATAAAAAAAAAGAAATTGATATAATTTATAATAAGAAATTTGAAAAAAAAATTTTAGAAAACGATGATGAAAAAAAAGAAGTTTTATCTTATGATGTCAAAAAAATTATTGGTAAACAAAAAACACATGAAAATAAAAGATTATTAAAATCAAAAGCACATCAAAATAAATTAGATATGGAATTAAATAATATTTTAGCAAATACTAATACATTATGATTTTAAAAAAAATGATATTTTATTTTTTAAAATCATTTAAAATGTTAAACTATATAATATGTAATTATCTCTTAAAAAAAAAATTATATAGTAAAAAAATGTTAATTAATTGTAAGACTGACTGTTTTACTAAAAAAATGAAAAATTTAAATACTAAAATTGTTTTTAAAAATAATGATGATTATTATAATGATAATACAAGAAATTTAGATAATTTATTATATAAATATATTAATTATAATATCACATTGGATATAAATGATTATAATTTTTTAAATAATGGACATATAAATAATGAATTTATTACAAATAGAGTTAAATTATTGAAACATAACAAAATAATATTAGATAAATTAATAAAATTTCCATATATCGAACAATGTACTGATAAATGGTATGAAATTAGAAAAACATGTCTTACAGCGAGTGATTTAGGAGAAGCATTATCAAAAAATAATAATTTATTAGCAAAAAAAAAAGCAGGTGTATATATTGATAATACAAATTTTCAGAGTATTGCACCTTTAAAATGGGGAAATATGTTTGAAGATATGGCAATTAGATGCTATAAACAGATTAATAATAATATTCCTATACATATATTTGGTATTATTCAAAATAAAAATATTGAACACTTTGGAGCTTCTCCAGATGGTATTACAGATTTAGGAATAATGGTTGAAATAAAATGTCCATTTTCTAGACAAATTAAAAAAGATGTTATTCCTGAGAAATATTATTATCAAATGCTAGGACAATTAGCAGTTTGTAATTTGACTGAATGTGATTATGTTGAATGTGAATTTAAAATATTTGATGATGATAATCAATATTATGATTTTATTAAAGAAAAAAATTATGATAACAAAAATTTTGGTATAATTGCTGAATATTATGATAATTTTATACAAAAATACTTTTATTTATATAGTAATGAATATTTAAATAAAGAAGATTGTATTATTGATATTGAAAACCAAATTAAAAATACAACTAATTCTAATTTACAATTTATTAAATTAAGTAGATGGGTATTAAATAATATATATATACAAAAAGTAGAATTTAATAAGGAGTTATGGGAAACAATACCTTCTAAAATTAATGAATTTTGGGAAAAAGTAGAAAAATTTAAAGATTTGCCTATTGAATATAAAGATACAAAAAAAAAAATAAAATTTATCGCAGATTCATAAAATTGCCATTCCTTTTAAAATGCTCTACATCTTTTTTATATTTACATAAATTCAAATAATATAATAATAATATAATCATAATTAATATCAATAACATATTAATTTTGCCCATTTTATACTTAATAAAATATAATATTTTAATTAATTTGTACTTGAAGATATAAGGTCCTCTTCTGGTATCCCTAAATTTACTGCCGCTAATAATAATTTATCAAATTGATATTTATAATTTTCTAATGTTTTGTTTTCTTTATCAAATAAGTGATTATCAACACCTTTATCATTGTTATTTATTCTATTATATACTTCTCTTTGTAATGAAGCTCTTTCTAATAATTCTTGTGTTTTTCTTGTAATTGTATCAATTTTAATATTAAGATCTTCTATTTTTTTTTCTGTATTTTTTTCATATACTTGTAAATTTTTATTATTATTTGTCATAGTTCCTATATTATCTGTTAATTCTTTTGATAATTCTGAATATTTATCTGAAAATTTTGTATTTAAATCTTTATAATTCTGATAATCCATTTTTAATTCACTAATTATTTTACTATTATTATTTATTTTTGCATCCATATTATTTCTATTTGTTTTAATTTGTTCTATTTCAAAATTAACTTTATTTATATCTTCAATTCTTTTGTTATTATTATCTTGTGATATTTTATCCATATTATTACTATATTTAAAACTATTATCTATCCATTTAATATAATCATTTAAATATAATAATTTTGAATTATCATTATAATCTTTTATATATAAATCACTGACATTCAATTTATTACTATATACATTATCATTTTTAATATATAAAGGAGAATTATGATTCTTATCACCACCTAAATATATTTCATTGTTTTTAAATTTTGTTATTATTTCATTTTTATCATTTTTAATTTTCATATTGTTTGTTTTTATATTATATTCATTATCATTGTCATATTTCATTTCAACACATTTTTTATCTTTATTACATAATACTAATGTATCAACTGGGTTCTTACTTTCTTCAACAAATTTACCAAATATAGATTCATAATCTGTAATTTTTTTACTTGTATTACCTATATTATCTTTATTTTTATCTATATCTTTTAGTAAATTCGAAAAACGCTTATATGTATCATTCTTATATTTAATCATATCACGAACATCATTTTGTAATTCTTCAATATTTGTTTTTATAGTTGATATGTCTTTTGTTATATCATTATAATTTTGAAAAGTTTCATTTGTACATTTATATTTATATATAATTATAAATAATATAATTAATATTGATGATATTATTAGTATATTTTCTAAATAATACATTAAATTATTCTTTACTAATTAATAATATTATTTTCTTTACCGAATTTGAATAACTTTTAAATTTCCTCCATGTACATGAGAACCGTTACCATCATAACCTTGCACATCATCTTTATCTTCTTCATCTTCTTCATCTGTATCTTCCTGAACTTGTCCCTCTTTCTTTTTCACTCGCTCTTCCGCTCCCTCTCCCTCTCCATCTCCATCTCCCTCTCCAACTCCCTCTCCATCTCCATCTCCGTCTTCCTCTTCTCTATCTTCTCTATCTTCTGTCTCTTCTTCCTCTTCTTCATCTTCTCCCTCTTCTCTATCTTCTTCCTCTTCTTCCTCTTCTTCCTCTTCTTCCTCTTCTTCCTCTTCTTCCTCTTCTTCTTCTTCCTCTTCTTCCTCTTCTTCCTCTTCTTCCTCTTCTCTATCTTCTCTATCTTCTCTATCTTCTTCATCTTCGACCTCTTCTTCTTCGGTATTTGATGGTCCGACTACATCTAGTTCTTGTTTTTCTTTTTCTACAAATAAATTTTTAATGCGTTCAAATATATTAGATACATTAGATAGAATATCCGATCCACCTGTCATTCCATCATTATTCATATTATTTTCAAATGTAATCATATCAATATCTATATTTGTTTCATTATCAATATAATTTAAACCATCTGTATTTAATCTCATTTGCAATCCCATTGTTTCAAGTTCTTGTACAAGTAATTTAAAACAATATGGTGTATTAACTTCGACAATGTTTTTATTATTATTACAATTTTTACATTCTAATATATAATTATTTTTATCTGGATTATATATTGCTAAAGTACCACAATTTTGACATATCGGCCATTTATAATTATCGGATCTAATTGTCATACTCTCCCTCATAAACTTACTAATACCATGACTTAAAACACTATCTCTTTCCATTTCTCCTATACGCAATCCACCACCTTTGCGTCTTCCAGCAGTTGGTTGTCTAGTTAATGAAACTTTTGGACCAATATCTCTAGCGTGCATTTTTTCAGCAACCATATGTTTTAATCTAAAATAAAAAGTAGGTCCTATAAATATCTGAGTATCAAGTTGTTTTCCAGTAAAACCATTATATAATATTTCGTCACCATGTTTATCAAAACCCAAATCTTCTAAATTATTATATATCAATTTTTCGTCAAATGGTAAAAATACTGTACCATCACCTAAATTACCATTAATACATGATAATTTAGCAAAAGCACATTCAACTAAATGTCCAATTGTCATACGAGATGGTATAGCGTGTGGATTAATTATAATATCGGGTCTAATTCCATGTTTTGTGAATGGCATATTTTCTTCTGGTAATATCATTCCAATAACACCTTTTTGTCCATGTCTCGAAGCATGTTTATCACCAAATTCAGGTCTTTTAATTTTTAAAAATCTAACTTTACAAATTTTAGTATCTTCATCATTTATTTTATTACCAATAAATACCTTATCTACTTTACCAAATAATGAATTATCTGTTGTTATTGAACAATCAGTATATATTAATTCTTTAACTAATTCTCTAAAAACACCTTTTTTAACTTGTTTATAAACATATTTTTCGCTTAACATTCCTACAACAACAACCTTTTGTCCTTTTGGTATATAAATACCTTCAGAGATAAAACCATCTTCATTAATATAATTATAATTTGCCGATTTCATATTATTAATTTTGTAACCTTTTTGTTGATATATTATTGGATTTGCAAATATTATTTTTTCATATTGTGATTCTATTTTTGATGTAGCAGTTATAGATTTATAATAAGATAATGAAAATAATCCTCTATCTAAAGAATGTTTATTAATCATTATACTATCTTCTTGATTAAAACCAGTATAACTCATAATAGCAACAATAACATTAAATCCATTTGGTAAATTATTATTTAATGTATAATCTGATATTCTAGTTGTAATAATTGGTTTCTGTGAATAATGTAATACATAAGACATTGTATCGAATCTTTTATTAAAACTAGTTGCATATACACCAATCGCTTGTTTACTTTGTGCAGCATGGAAAACATTTCTTGCGGATTGATTATGATTAGACAATGGTATATTTGAACTAATTGCACTTAACATTGTGGATGGATGTATTTCAACATGTGTATGGAAATTAGTAATATCTGTATAATTCATAGCAATATATATAGTATCTTGTTCATCAATATCAATATATTCTATAACTGCTCCATTATTTTCTAATAAATCCAATATTTCATTATCGCTTTTATTAGCACATTGAGATAATGTTTTAGGTGATGTATAAAAACTTTTATAATACAAATTGTCATTTTTATCAACTTCAACTAATGTATTAACAGTACCTGTTAACATATCAAACCAATTATTAAATTTATTAATTTTAGATATATTTGAAGCAATTATTAGAGGTCTACAACATCTTCCAGAATCACTTAAAATATTTATAATATTATTTTTGATATCCCAAGAAATTGATATCAAAATATTTATTAAATTATTACGTCTATATGCTTTTAATGTTCTAACAAGTAAATTAGGTTCATATGTTATAGCATAATAAGAACCATTTAAGAATATTTTTGTAATATTTCGATTTAATACTTTATTAAAATGTTCAATTAAAATTACAAATTTTAAGTCTTTAAAACAATCTTTAATATAATTAATATCACTATATGGAGTTACTTTTGCTAGAAGTGCCATATTTTTTAAATATCCAACTGAACCACCATCTGGTGTTGCAAAAGGACACATTATACCATATTGTTGTGAATGTAGTCTGTGTGGACTGGTTAATTTAATGTCTCTATCAAGAGGAATATTTACATTTCTCAAATGTGATAAAAATCCTATATAAGATATTCTAGATAAATCTTGTACCATACCTAATTCTGGATCATCATTATCTTCAAGTCCCCACATACCTTTTAGTGATCTTGAAAAACTTTTTGTAATAATTAGAGATGGAATTATTTTATAAATATTATTTCCATTTATAAAATAATCATAATTATTATAACTTTTCCATGCACCATAATTATATGTTTTATCTAAATTATCTCTAATAAATTTACTTAATTTTGTATAAGATTCATAGAACAATTGTGATAATAAATAACCACTAATATCAACTCTTTTATAAGTATAACTATCTCTATCACTTACAACAGAAATATTCAAACAACTATTTATAAATTGTTTTAATAAATATCCTAAATACTTACCTTTATTTTCAAATAATGGAATATTTGGAAATAAGTCTGTTACTAATGCACTTTTAATATGTTCTGTAGTTTTATACATTGAAATTGGTCTCATATATTCAAATGCATCTTCTTGTGTATATTTATGTGCTGTTGTTATTGTAGGTCGTATAAAATTATAAAAATGCTTCATTTCATTATCATTTAAATCATTGCCAAAAATTAATTCACATATATCTTTATCAGATTCAATTCCTAATGCTCTAAATAATATAAATACAGGTATTTTATTTCCATTAATTGCTTTAAAAGAACATAATATTGCTCCTTTTTTTTCTATATAATTTTCATTTACCTCTCTTTCTTCAATATTAATTGTATTTTTAACTAAATAAAATTCTACTGTTTTTGGCGCTAATGCGCTCTCACCAACATCACTTGTACATTTAATACTTGCTTTATATGAAAAATTATCATCATCATTTAATTTTGATACAAATAATTTATTACTTGTTATTCTTTCTTGCGCAATTATAACTTTTTCTTTACCATCAATTATGAAATATCCACCCGTATCATATACACATTCATCTAATGTTTTTAATATTTCCGTTCCTTGTCCATTTAATATACATGCGTCACTATGTAACATAATTGGTATAGAACCTATAGCAATATTTTTGAATGTATTTTCATAATTATATTTATCATTATCTGTTATTTTTACAAGTACATTTGCATATATATGAGTTTCATATGTTAAATTTCTTAATCTCGCATCATTAGGTGTTATTATTTTAGGCGAAGGACCATCAAATGTTATGGGTCTATCTATAAATATTTCATCCGAGTTTTTATTTCCAACATATATTTCAATTTTTATAATAATTTCACCAGAATCATTGTATTTAATCATTGTAATAGGGTTATATGATTTAATAATATTAGGAATATTATTTTTAATAAAATCTCTATAACTATCTAAGTGATGACTTGTAAATGGATATTTATGATTTTTAAAATATAAATCTAGTATATTCCATTCATTCATTTATTAATCTATAATTATTTTATATTTTTATATCTATATAAAATATAATTAATATTTATTATAAATGCAAAATAATGAAATAAATAAATTGATTGATAATATTACTTGTGATATTCCTGATTATGCTTTAACAATATTGATTTCCTCAATATTTAAAAATAAATATAAATATGTTGGAAATAATAAATGGGAATATTATAATTACAATGAACAAATATGGCAAAATGATATTAAAAATAAAAAACTTATACATGATATTAATATTGATTTAACTAATTTAATATTAAATAGAATAAATTATTATAATGAATTAAAGAATCTTAATATTGATGATATTGATAAATATAATAATTATGAAATAATTAATAATAAATTATTATTAATTATTAATAAATTACATAATAAAAAATATTTAAATACTATTATTAAAGAAACTAAGCCTTTTTTTAATAATGACATCTATTGAAAAATTAATATCAGATGTCAAAAAAAAATGTAATTATAATATAATTGATAACATTATAATAGAACAATTGAATAATTCTAATTCTAAAATATTAATATCTGATTTTTATGAAGAATGTCTGGATTCAAATTTTGGTAATGTTAATAAAATTTTACAATATGTTAATAATTGTAAAAAATGTATCAAATTATATAGTAATATATCAAATATTTCTATTAATTTATATTACAAAAAAAACAATAATTCTATATTCAAATTAATAAAAATCTATAGACGACTTATTATATTATCTCAATTATATAATATTGATAAAAAAATAACATTTCATTTAGCATTATGTTCATTTAAAAGATATATGCCTGATAATAATTGTATATTTGATGCAATTAATTTTAATGGTGGATTTACAACTGTAAATGGTAATGATATATATATTCATAGAAATTGCGAATATAGTAAAGTTATTTTACACGAATTCTTTCATCATATAAATATTATAAATGATTCTACTATGTATATATATGATGATTATATAAATAAATTAAAAACATTTTTTAATATATCTGAACATACTAATTTATTACCAAATGAATCAATTATCGAATTTTGGGCAACTATTTATAATTTAATTTTCATTTCTTGTGAATATAATATCAACTTTGAGTTGTTATATAAAAAAGAATTAGATTTTTCTTATAATCAATCTTTAAAAATATTAAGTCATAATAAAAATAATAAATGGTATGAAAAAACAAATATCTATTCTTATTTTATTTTTAAATATATTTTATTTAAAAATTATAAAAAATTTTTAAAAGTTAAATTACCATATAATCAAAAAGAAATTATTGATTTTTTAATTAATAATTCAAAAAATGTTAAAATTATAAATAAATATAACAAAAATAAGAATTTAAATGCAATGATTTTTAGTAGTTTTTAAAAATTAGAGATCTGACTGTGTATTCCCAGCGACAGGTCTCGCTGTCTCATTAAAGTCTATTTCATCTATTATTTTTTGCGCTTCACTATATTCACTTTTATAAAGTTTAATATCATTGACATTTGTATTATTTTTTGGATCTACAATGTATCTTCTATTGTTTCTTCTTTTTTCACTATCTTCTATATTATTTAATATTTCTCTTCTTCTCACTCCTCTTTGTTTTATTATTGGTTTAAATATTTTATCTATTTCATCTGTTTCATCTGTTTCATCTGTTTCATCTGTTTCATCTGTTTCATCTGTTTCATCTGTTTCATCTGTTTCATCTGTTTCATCTGTTTCATTAATTGGTTTATCTGTTTCATTAATTGGTTTATTTGTATATTCTTGTTGATTTGTATGACCATTTTTATGCGTTCCTTCAAATTCTTCTATATTATAACAATTATTTAATACTTTTTTAATATAAATATAAACAAAAATTAAAAGTATTATGTATGAAATGTTATAATATATAAATATATATCGCATTCTATAAATTATATACAAATAAATTTAATGATTAAAATTGAAATTGATTGTAGAGAGAAATATATATTAAAAGATTTTTTATCAAGAGATTTAGATATTTATAAAGATAAAATAGAAATCATTTCAAAAAATTTAGAACTTGGTGACATGATTATTATTATTGAATCTATTAATAAAACTTTCTATTTTGAAAGAAAAACACTTGCTGATTTAACATCATCAATTACAGATGGTAGATATAAAGAACAAAAAAATAGATTATTATCTAATATAGATCCAAATAATATTACTTATATAATTGAAGGTGATACAATTAATAAAAGTTTATTAAGAAGTAATAAAACTATTCCAAGTGTATATTTTAGAACATTATATAGAGATAATATTAAAATAATATTTACAAACAATATACAAGAATCTGTTACTTTTATATTATCATTAGTATGTAATATAATTAAATATCCAGACAAGTATATCAATAATATAGATAATAATATAGATAATTATTTATCAAATGTAAAAATAAAATCTAAAAAAATTGAAAATATAACACCTGATAATTGTTATTTATTACAATTATCACAAATACCTACTATTTCCTTCATTATTTCTAAACATATTTCAGAAAAATATAATTCTATGCCTATTTTAATTAATGAACTACAAAAAATTGAAGATTATAATAATAAAATTAAAGAACTATGTAAAATTCAAAAAATTGGGAATGAAAAAGCAATAAAAATATTAAAATTTTTAAATTTAAATAATTAATAATATGTTAATATCATAACTCCTAGTGATATTAAAACAAATCCGATTAACATCATACATGTAATTTTTTCTTTAAAGAAAAGATAACTAATTAATAAAATAACAATCATATCTATTGCACTAAATATTCTAATATATGCGGGATTTGGTGTTATTTTTATTATTTTATAAGTAATACATGAAGTTAATGCAATACATATACCAATTATAATAATGAAATAAGGATTTAAGTTTTTAAAATCTTGCAAATTTAAATATTTAATTGAATATATTATCAAAATAATACTTGAAATTATATTTACTGCAACTGGAAATGCATAATTAATGTTTTTATTTTCATATTTTTTAATTAAAATTATTATTAGAACTAAAATAGTTTTAATTAACCCTAATTTAAACCATTCTTCCATTTTATCTATAATATATATATATATATTATATATATTCCCACAAGTGTGTATCATAATGATATCTTGCTTTTTTATAAAAATCATTCTCATCTTTTTCATCATATCTTCTTTCACAATAACCTCTAGAATAAGGATCACAATTATAATGTTTTCCATATTCATCTTTTAACCAATTTTGCTGTAATTCAATTGGTCGACCAATTTTTTTACATCCTGTTTTTAATAAATCGCAAGACTCGCAGCTATCTTTACCTTCTATTGTTGTTTTATAAGTATGAATATTACATAATGTACATTCTCTATCTTTTTTGAAATTACACGCTTTTGTTTCTATTTGACCTGGACCGCAAGGACCTCGTGAACATTCATTACAAGATTGATTTCCTGATGTGTCCTTATATGTTCCTTTTCTACAAATTTTACATGTATTTGTTTCTGAATCCTTATAAAATCCTTCTCTACAGTTTACATCTCCTGTCTCTTCATCTTCCTCTTCCTTTTCCTCTTCATCTACCACTACTGCCCCTCCTACCTCTCCTGCCCCTCCTGCATCTCCTGCATCTTCCTCTTCATCTACCACTACTGCCCCTCCTACCTCTCCTGCCCCTCCTACATCTCCTGCATCTCCTGCATCTTCCTGATCTTCAGAGGAGGGAGAGGGAGGAAGGAAGAGAGAGGGGGGGGAGGCAGAGGTATAGTCATCAAAAGTTTTATCAGCATCATAATAACATTCATATGTTAATTTAGTTGTATCATCTTGTGTTAAATTTAAAGTTTGACAGGAATCGCTAAAACTATCACATAAATAACATTTATCCATATAGTTGGCGTCTTTTTTAATGAAAAATGCCTTACAATCAGATTTATTTTCGCATATAGTTTTGCATTCATCTGCACCAACATTTAATGAATTGTGCTTATTATAACAATTATTACAAATTGATGATTGATTCGTTAATAATTCACATGTACTTTTGTGTTCATTATTCCAGTTACATATATGTAAATCTGATACTTTATTTTTACCTGATTTATCTGGTTTAATACTCATATCACTAATATAGTTACCATTGTTATTTCTAAAAGTACCATTACATATATAACATTTTTTATTATGTGTAAAATAACCATTACATGGTGACTCGCCTTTTTCGTTAGTTTCGTTTGTGCATTTATCTTCACAATTTTCATTTTCTTTTAAAAGAATTTCTTTATATGGAAAGCAAAAAGAATCAATAATATTTGTTGTACAATATTTTTTAGATTGTGCTTTTTTAACATTTACATTATGACCATGATAATGACTTAAATCACTTATAATTTTACCATATAAACCATCACCATAATCTATATGTTTATGTTTAATATCATGGGTATGTTCCATGATATTAGTGTATTTTTCATAATTACTAAAATTTTTAAATATAATAAAAAAAGTTAATATTAATATTATAGATACAGTGATTAATAATATTTTATTCATTTAATCTATTATATAAATGTAATTTTTTTATTTGATAAGAATATATTTTTAAAATCTAAAATTGATATTGAATTTGACATAATACCTATATCACAAGTATTTAATGCTTTTTCTACTAGATTTTCATCTATTTGATCATATTTCTTAAAATCAATTAAATTTATAGTTGCAATATTAAAATCATTTACAAATTTTTTATTATTTAATTTAATTTTTATTTCATCTTTGATATTGTTTTCACGATAATATTCAATTATTTTAATAATACAATTTATAGTTTCTTGTTTTTTATCAGTACCTTGATTAATTTCTGTTTTCCATATAGTTTTTTTATCAGACATAATTTTAATAATACTATTGATAATTATATTATCTTTTTTCTTTGTAACATTTAAATTAACAGTTGGATTTATAATATTAATTTCATTTGATATTGAAATTATTTCTTTAATTTTTCTTTTTTTTTTTGGTTTTACTTCGCTGAACATATTAATAAATTTATCAAATAATAATTCTTTTACCATGCGTAATCTTAGATTTTCAACTCTATTAAATCGTTTATCATCATCTTGATAAATAGTTTTACTATTTTTAAGTTCGGAATCTAATAAATCCCAATAATCAGTTTCTTTATCATAGTTAGGTAATTCATCGAGACATAAAGCATATAATTGAATAACAGGTTTCATAATTTGATTTGTAATATAATGTAAATAATCAGGTATTAATTTATTTTGTAAAATATATTCGGGATTTTCAATTCTATCACCTTGTAAAGTATCTTTAGTTATATTATCTATTTTAATATAAACATAAGGAACCCTATCATTTGCCATTGGTTTATTACCTGGATCTCTAGAACCAATTCTATCTGCTAATACTTTATGTGCTATTTTTGTTGGATCTTTATAAGAACCTCTTAATGATTTAGTGATAATCAAATCATTAATTGATGTAATTCCATTTACTAAATCAGATAATTCATCATTTAAGAATTTAATAGATTCGTGTAAATCTTGTTTATTTAGCAAAATATCTATTATTCCACCATATATTTTTTTAACAATATTTGCATTATCTCTTCTTTTAAGAACAATACCCATTGATTTTTGTTTAAATTTATTTACATCAAATTCGTATAAATTTCCAACATATCTTTTTTTACTTAAAATAATAAATGGATATAATGTTTTTTCATAATTAAGTTTTTGTGGATAAGGCATTATTTTTGCAATATCTTTTTCTACAATTTGTCCAATTTCAATTGCACTTTGTAATGCTTGTTTTCCATATATTTGATTACCATTTGTATCTTTTAAAGGAAATTTACAAAATATTGAATCTGTATCACCATAAATTACTTCTGCATTATAATTTTTTTCAACAAATTTTTTCGCTTTCATTATCATTTCTCTTCCTGTTGCTGTTGTACATGCAGCAATCTCTTTTAAATAAATTGGTGATGTTCTAGCACCAATTTGACCATATAATGAATTAGCAGTGATTTTATATGCAGATTGTAAAGAATCAAATACATCTTTTTCAAAATTTGAATATGTGTCTTTAATATCAAGAACATCATCTTTATTAACTTTTGTAGTTTTTTCAGTATCAATGTTTAAAATATCATAGTAATTTTCTTTTTCAGTTATATAACCATAATAACTATCTTTTTTAGTAGTAATAGTTTTATATTCTATTTTTTTTCTTGTATTTTTTCTTTCATTTAATAACATAATTAAAATCTCTGCAATTATCCCCCTTTTTTGTTTACCATCTTTATCTTTTATTTTTGCAAATTTACATGTTTTTACACCACATTGTTTTTTTTTATCTCCTTTACCTTCATATAAATCATATGATACATCAATATATTCTATATTTGGATCATCAATTATATATTTATCATTTAAAACATATCTATCATGCGATAAATCTTTTGAAATCATCGAAGATGGATAAAGAGAACCATAATCAAATACAACAATTGGATCATTTAGATACATCCCTTCCTTTGGATCTAATACAACAGCACCTTCATATCCGTCTGTATCTAAATAAGCATTATCATAACCATTAATTACTGGAATAACAAGACCTTTATCCATACATTGTTTTGTAATTAATGAGAATACTTTAATACCTTGACCTCTTCTAAATAAGAAATTTAAAGGAACTAAACATACATTTCCCATACCAATATTATTTTCAAGTATTTTTAATTTATGTAATAATCTATTAACTAATGCACAATCTTGTACACAGTATTTAGCAATAACACATCTATCTGCTGAATTTCCTCTATACTTTTCAAATAATTCCCTTGGTTTTAAATCATCTTTTTTATCACCAATATAAATTGATGCTACATTATCTAATTTATAACTATCTAATTTAAAATCTTTTTGCATTATTTTTAATAAATCAATTATAACAATCCCATCCATATCAAAATATTTTAATGTATTATCTCCAAGTGCTGATGACGATAATGTTTGTTCTTTTAAAATACATTTTTTTGTAATTTGTCTACCTAAACCCATTGCAAATGTATCATTTATTCCTAATTCAATTGTTCTATCCCATAAATAACTCATATCAAAACCAAATATATTATAACCAATTAATACATCTGGATTTAGTTCAGCTAACATTTTTTTCCATTCCATAATTACTTCTTTTTCTGTTTTACATTCAATTACATCACAATCTTCAATTTTATCGCAACTATTTAAACTAATAATATTTTTATAAATAATATCTGCACAACCATACTTATGAACAGTTGTTCCTATTTGTATTATTTCATCACCAAATAATGAAGGTAACGAACGAGTTAACAATTTATTGATTTCATCTTCTAGTTTATTAATTTCACCAACTGTTAATTTATTTTTGTATGTATCATCATCATCGTCATCGTCTGATATATCAATTTCTGAAACTTTATTTAATAATTTAATAATATTATCTGCTTCTTTTTCAATCATTTTTGGTATATCTTCAAATTTAATATTTTTTTTAGGATAAATTTTATTAATTATCAAATTATCATCGATATTAACATCTTTAGTAATAATACATTGTAACCAATAAACTAAATATGATTTATCTATTTCATATCCATTTCTTGCCACATTAGTTAAATCTTGTGCAACTTTTTTATAATCCTTTTTTGGTAATGGAAAATCACCATGACTACTCGTACATTCTATATCAAAACTAGCTATCAATAATGGTGCAATTCTATTTATATTTAAAGATTTTACATTTTTATAATTTGTTGTAATATTGTAATTACATCTAGTTTCATTATCACTTACTTCATAATCTTCAATTGAAATCCATCCACAAGGTTTAATATCTTGTTCGTGAATATAACGAATAAATGGATCAATATTACTTTCATATAATATAAAACCATCGTTCTTTTTTGAAGAAAAATAATACTTAAGTTGATTAAATAATGCAAGTGATTTGACTGAAACTTTTATATAATTAAATATTCTTTCATTCGTAAAACCCCAAAACTCTTTTTTTTTTACTACAGATAAATTATTGAAATGTTGTTTAAAATGATTAGATATAATATTTTTTTTGTATTTTTTACCATTCCATTGACTATCATATTTTTCATTCAATAAAGTAAAATTTAGTTCATTCACTTTATCTTGATATTTTTTATCACTATAATCATCCCAATGTTCTGGTGCTTTTACGAAAAAATATGGTTCATATTCAATAACATTAATTGAATATGTAATATTATTTTCATCAGTACCATAAATTAACATTGTATATAAATCTTGTTCTTCATCATAATTTTTTCTTGGTCTTGATTTATCATTTTCTGGTATATACCAATCAGTTATTTGTAATTTTATAGTTTTTTCGTTATTTTCTAACTCATCAATATCTTTTCTAGGAAATTCCATTCTAGTTAATTAATAAGTATTATTTATTAAATCATTTTTTATTTTAATTTATATAGTAGATAAATATGGATATTAGTTTAGAAACATTAATATTATTAATATTATTTGGAACTATATTTTATTTAGCTTATTTATATAATTATTATAGTAAATTAACAAAAATAAAGAGCACATTTGATTCGCGAGAATATTATGTACAAGATAAAGATGACGCATTAGAAGCTGCTAATTTAATTGGTCAAATTAGAGAAAAAGTAGTAACATTAATTGCACATTTGAATAGTTCTTATCCAAATGATGAAAGAGCAATAAGATTAAGTACTAATTATAGAGAAAATAGTTTAAAAGAAGGAGTTGATGATCCAAGATATACAAGTTATTCAGTTAATAAAGGTGAAGAAATCGTATTATGTATACGAAATAAAGGTATATTGATGGAATTAAATACAATGATGTTTGTTGTATTACACGAATTATCTCATTTAGCATCTGAAAGCATAGGACATACTGATGAATTTTGGACAAATTTTAGATGGATTTTAGAAGAATCAATAAATATAGGTGTTTATCAACATCAAGAATTTAATAAAAAACCCATTGAATATTGTGGGATGTCAATTACATCAAGTCCTTTAGATTATGTTGCTAAATTTGATGGTATTTTAACTGAAGGTTTTATATTAGATGATAATTATTTAAAAAATTAAATATAATATACCAATCAAACTAACTATAAACATTTTATCTAATAAATAAAATGTTTTTAGTATTTTATAAGAGTTATTTCCATAAAATAATAAATATTCAATCTTACTTTGTAAAATATTATTTTTTATGTGTAAAGTATTAAGATTATTATTTTGTAATATTATTAAATTTTTTAAATAATTAATTAGATTATATTTTTTTACATTATCATAATCATCTATATTTAATTTAATTTCTAAATTACAAGTTGGACAACTATAACATAATAAAAAATAACAATCAAATTTTTTTTCAATTTTTTCAAAACAATTTGTACAAATTATATTAATACATCTATCACAATTTATGATTTTAGAATTGTCATTTATATTTTCCAAACATATACAACATTCTAATTCATTCATTTAATTATTAAATATATTTAAAATATAACACTATTATATTTATATAATAATGATATCTAAAATTATTCATCAAACTTGGTTCGATAATAATAAACAATTACCTCTAATTTTTGATAAAATGATTCAAGAAAGTAAAAAAAAAAATCAGGATTTTGTATTTAAACTATGGACTGACTCAAATATTGAAGACTTTTTAAATAAAAATTATAAAAAATTATATGAAATATATTCAAAAAGTATTTTAGGAGTTCAAAAAAGTGATTTAGCTAGACTCGCTATATTACATTATTATGGAGGTATTTATATTGATTTAGATATATTATTGCTTAAAAACTTAACTGATTTATTTGATTTTGATAAAGATTTATTTCATATATCATATGAACCACAACAACAAACAAAATATGTATGGAATACTGAAAATTATATATGCAATGCTTTTTTTGCTTGTAATAAAAATAATATAATAATTGAAAATATCATTAATATTATAATTAATATTTATAATATACATGGTGATAAAATATTTAATCAATTTAATATTTTCGGTTCTAAATTATATATGAATATTCTAGATTTAACTGATAAATCATTATATAATATAATTGAAACAAATAAAATTTATCCTATATTAGATATAAAATTAGAATTAAAATCGTCAATTGATGATTTTAATAAAATTAAAACAGGAAATTATGATAATAATACTTATATGGTTCATTATTGGATACATTCAAATTTTGAAGCAAAAAATATTATATATAATTTTAAATATAATGATTCGTTAACTATTCATGAAAATTTAGAATTATTTTTTAAAGAAATGTATCCAACAAATAAAATAATACTTAATGATAAAAACTTTATTTATTATTCATAAAAAAAATGATATAAATATATATATAAATTTAATATTAAATGAGTGAATATAATTTTAGTTATATTACAAATAATAATAGTTATATTTTAGGATTATTATTAATTAATTATAATAGACTTCTAGAAAATGATACATATCATTTTGTATTTAAAAATACTTTATTAAATTTTGAAATTATTAAAGTATTTGAAAATATAGGTAATATTACATATGATACTAATACAAATCTATATATTAATAATAAATATATTATAAATAATATAAATAATATATTAAAAAACAATATATCAAATATTATTTCTGAAGATTATTCAAATATTATTAAAAATAATATTGATAATTCTATTGGTTTAATTAGAGCTTTATTTGAATATTATGGAACAATATCATGTTTTAATAATATTTATTCATTTATTTCACATGAAGATAGAGAATTACTTGAAAATATAAAAAAAATTATTGATATTCCAGCAGTTATTGAAAAAGGAGATAATTTATATACATTAAAATACATTGATGTTAATAATATTGATTTTTTGGGAAAATTATATATTAATATTGATAATAAATATTATGACGAACACTTTTATAATAATTTTACAAATATATTAAATTGTATTACATCAATTCCTGTAATTAAAGTTCTTAAAACATGTGACAATGCAATTATTCCATCTAAAACAAGAATGTCAGATGCTGGCTATGATCTTACTATTATTAGTCTATATAAAACATTTAGTAATAAAACTAAATTATATGATACTGGTATTAAAATTGATATTCCAAATGGTTATTATGTTGAAATTGTACCAAGAAGTTCAATTAGTAAGTCTGGTTATATTTTAAGTAATAGTATTGGAATAATTGATCAAGGTTATAAAGGTAATTTATATGTTGCTTTAACTAAAATAGATGATGAAATGCCTGATTTAACATTGCCTTTTAAATGTTGTCAATTATTAATAAAAAAACAAATTTATTCAAAATTTTATGAAACTAATGAACAATTAGAAAATTCAAATAGAAATATAGGGGGTTTTGGTAGTACAAATTAATTTAAATAATGAAAATTATCGAATTCAAATGGACTATTTGAATATTTATTATTATAAATATCGCTTTTATAAGAACTATTTTTTATATAATTATTTATATCTAAAATATTATTATTATTTGATAAACATCTAGTTTTAGTTTTTTCTATTAATAAATTATTACCATAATTTTTTCTTAATAAATCATTATAATTTTTTGAATAACTAATTTTATCAAAATATTTTTCATTATTTTTATCTTTAAAATGTTTAATATTATAAGACATATTTGGATTTTCCTTTAAATAATCATTAAAATTATTAACAAATTTTTTGGAATTCATTATCTATAAATAATATAATATTTTATTATATTATATTAGAAAATAAATGAATTCTAAAACAAAAAAACTACAACCTAAATTGTCAAATTTAAGTAATGCATCATTTATATTACTATTAACATTTAATATAATATTAACTATTGTTCCACCAATTATTGGTTTATTATGGTTTAATAATATGAAAAAAGCAAAATGTAAGTGCTCAAATATCAAATGGTATGTTGACTATATTGTTTTTTATTTTATATTTATATTATGTTATGCATCTATATCTCTTTTATATTTAGTAATATTTAGAGACACTATCAAATTACATTATATATCATTATTGTTATTTATATATAATGTATTAAGTTATGGAATAATTGTTTTTTATATTAACCAACTTAATAAAAAAACAGACTGTGTTTGTGCAAATTCTGTTAAAAAAGATTTCTTGTATATATGGTATTTTATTAAATTAATATTTTCTTTTATATTTATTTTAGGTTTTATATTTGGTATGTTAATTGCATATAATAATAATATTAAAAAATGATATAAATAAATATATACATTATTAATAAACAATGCAAAAAAATATTTTATTGCTTATTATATATTTTTTACCTCTATATAATTGTTATCTAAATAATTTTTATTATACAAATAATTTTTATAAAAAAAATTATTTAACATTGAAATCTTCATTTGATAGTAATAATAAATGTTCTAACAATAAAAAAATATATGATGATTATTCAAAATTTTTAAATCCTGAAAAAAAAATAAAATATATTGATTTAAATAATATTAATACTAATAATAAAAATAATATTACAAATGAACTTATTTATAATAATGATAATATTGTAGTATTATATAATTCAAATACTAAAACTATTGTTGGAAATATTAGAGATATATTAAAATATTAAATTATTATTTCTATTTATAAAATTAATTGATTGTCTTAATGGGCAATTTATTGTTTCATTTTTTTCTAATATATTTTCTACATATTTATAACCACATTCTTTATGTAATATACACTTAGATATATTATCAATTAACATAATATTATCATTATAATTTATTTCATATTGACATATATAACATTTTGTTTTTAAATAATTATTACATTTTGTTATTATTAAAGGAGAATTAACTATAGAATACTCGTTTTTGTTATATTCCACTACTCTTTTTCCTATTATATTATTTAATTCTATTTTTTTACATAAAATAGAATTATTTTTATTACATATTTCTCTAAAAACTTTTGTATAAAATATACTTTTTTCAATTATATTCATATTATCTATTTCAACTATACCTGTATTTTTTGATATTTTATATTCTCTATTTTTTTTCATTATCAATATATCTGTTAAAAAAATTGTATCATTAAATGGAGGTTCTAAATAACTATTAGTTCCTGGTATTTTTACTATTATATTTATATTAACATTTATTACATAACCCACATAAGTTAATGTTTTTCCTAATTTAGTTGAAATTTCATAAAAATTATTTATATAAGGAGAATCACTTATATTTTTTATATTTTTTATTACTGTTATTTCAAATATTTTACTATTTTTTAAAAAATCTACGAATTTTGTATATTCTTCTAAATTATTAAAATACACATCTATTTTATTACATATTTCTGTTCTTAATATTGTTTCTTTATCAAAATCATTATTCCAAAAATAATCAAAATTCATATTTTTTTTCTCAAATATACTTTTATAATATTTTACTATTAATAAATTTGCAACAATATCGCCAAATAATATTCCATTATTTTCAAATATATTTTCTTTTAAAATATTTATCAATTTTCTTAATTCTTTTTGAACTATAAAACTAGTTTTATATCTTATTATTTTATTCATTTATCTAAATAATACTGTAAAATTTTATATATAATTTGTTGTAAAATACTGATTTACTATTGGTATTTTTATCATAATACATATTAGGGGGTTTAAAGAAAAAAGTACATATCTTAAATTATTTATATTTTTTTTAATCTTTTAAAAAATCTTATTTTTTTTAAGATATGTACTTTTTTATAATTCAAGTATCTTTATTACTTGTATTGATATCAATACTGTTAAATTTTATATAATAAAATGTACAAAAATAAATAGAATATCAAAAAAATTGATTATTTATATTGATTATTGTAATAACAACAATGGTGTATAACGACTGGTACGAAACTTCGAAAACTATGGATGATATGTATGATACATTTGAAAAAATTATTCTTCCAAATATTTCAAATATTCTTGACACAGATTATGAATATCATAAAATGAAAAAAAATATTAATGATTATTGTATTGATGACCATTATAATATGGAATTTCGAAACCTTTGTAAAAATTGCTTAATTCACGAACCTCAATGTGTTTGTGAATAAATACAAATAAGTTTTTATGTATTATATATTTTTTATATTTTATGATAATCTATATATTCTATATATTCGTGTGCGTCACATAACATAATTTCATCATGAAAATCATTATCATCTTGTTTAAAATATATCCATCCATTAATACCTTTTTTTTTACAGATACTACATATTAAAGTTACTAAAATTTTGTCAAAAAAATCATCTGATTTTCTTTCAACTTTTTTTGGTGTTTTTGGAGAACTTACTTTATTATTAACATATTTTGGTTCATAATTCCCTAAAGTATTTGTAATTTGTTCTGCCCACCATACTTTCCATTTTTTTTCAAAAAATAATTCTTCTGTTGGATATTTTTTTTTTAAATTAACTGATTTATTCCAATCTAATAATTCAATATTATAATCATTAAATAATAATTCATTTTCTTTTAATTCTTCGTATTTTAAATTTCGTAAATATTTAAATAATGTTATTATCGTATTTATATTACTTATATCCATTAATACTAAATCTTTTACAATTTTAAATTGTAAATCAACACAATTATTACCACCTTTCTTTGAACCATATAAAGATGCCGTTTCTTTATCAGCAAAAAAATATGAAGATATATTATCTAATATTTTTTTACTATCTTTATCTTCAATATCTACATTTTTATTTTTGTCATCATTTAGATTTATTCCTTTCCATATATAATATTGTGTTGGTATTATAAAACAATGGTAACCATCTTTTGATCCATAATTTAAATCTTCTTTTTTAAAAAAATTATACAAATAATATTTTTTATCTTTTATAATAGGACTTTTAATTGTACTTTTTAATGTTTTAATATGTTGCATAATATTATATATCCTATATATTATATATAGTAGATATATAATATTATGTCTGGTTATGTTTTTTATATAAAATAGTTGTATATTTAGGTATATTAATATTATAATTCTCTTTAATTGCATATTCTGAATTTTTTATCCATATTCTAACAATATAATAATTCTTTTTCGGACATATTGATATACCATTAATATTTGATGAAATATTATTAGTTTGTCCTAAATTCTCTCCAATCATTAATGCTAATATTTCAAAAAATTTATCTAGAAAGTTATCATTATATAATTTATACGAAAAACATCCCCCTTCTTTATTTGATTCATCCTCCCATATTGGTGAAATATGTTCTCTCATCACAAAAAACATACCCTTTGATAATATATCTTTAAAACATTCAAAAATAGAAATAAAATCATCTACATTACTTATATTTGATATAAAACTAAAACTTTCTATTGACCAATCTGTATCATATGGATCATGAAAATAAAAAGACCATATGTCATTTAAGTACATTGTATATAAAATAAAAGATATTATATTTATATAATTTAAATAATATTACATTATACAAAATGTTTTTATTTATTTCAGTTATCTTTACTTTTATGAAATAATATTTGTTAATGTTGTATTTTTATCAGTATGTAAAATAAATTTATTATTTAATTCATAATTTTTAATACTATTATCATATAATGATTTATTTATATTATTTATTATTAAATTGATTTATCATATAAATTTTTTATATAATTCATTACCCTATCTAATAATAAAATTATTTTATTTAAAGATATATACATATAATAGTATAATGAATTATGTATCAAACATCTATTAGAAATAAAAAACAAAAAAAATATTTAAATAATTCCCATAATAATGACTATACCTTAGATAAAACTAGTGAAGAATATGCAATTGTTACTAAATTACTAGGCAATTGTCGGGTTAAATTATTTACTAATTCTGGTAATGAATGTATTGGTATTATTAGAGGTTCATTAAGAAAATTTTCAAAAAGAATTTTAATTGAAAAAGGAGACATTGTAGCTGTATCTCTCCGAGATTATCAAAATAATAAAGTAGATATTGTACATAAATTTAATAGAGAACAAATTCTATTATTGATTAAAGAAAAAATTTTAACACAAAGTATTATTAATTTTTACAATAATAAAACTAAATTTGAAAAATCTGATAATGATTCTATTAATCATTATGATGATAGATTAGAGTTTGATTATAATGGAAATAGTACAGATAATGATGGTAAAAGTAATAGTGATAATGATATAAGTCATAGTTATGATAGCGATACTAAATTAGATATTGATGATATATAGATTTTTTTTTAATTTTTAAAAATATGTTTACCTTTTAGATGAAAGATAAAGAAAAAAAAAAAATATGTTATATTGAAGAACAAGAAAATATGCATGATGTTAATGATAATATATTTTTTATGAATTTATTCAGTTATTTAAATGAATTTAAATTGAAAATACAATTATTTATATTTATTATTAAAGACTACAATATAAGTACAATATTAAATAATTTGGATGATAAATTAAACTTATTAATAAAAGATTATTTAAATAATTATTTATATCAACATTATAATATAGATTTTAATAATAATATTATACAAATAAATTTTAATATCAAAAATAATAAACAAATATTATTGAATGAAATTGATATTTTTAAAAAAAAAATAGAATCATTAGATTTATCAAATAAATTATTAAAAGAAAAAATATTTAATTTCATTGAAATATTAAATAAAACATATTATGAATTATATATTATTAATAATAAATAGAGTATTAATATGAAATATATTAGTTCTTTACATATATCAGACGAAGAAAGATTAATTATGCTTCTTGATAAATGCGAAGCAATGTCTGTTTTATGTCAAAAAGCTACACAACATTGGAGTCTTATTAAATTTGCATTTCAAATACCATTAATAATTACAAGTTCTGTTATGTGTATTCTAAATTCATTTGATAACGCTAAAGGTAATATGAAAATACCTAATGTTGTTGTTAACGGTGCTAGTGTATTAATACTTGCATTACAAAATAACTTAAAAGTACCTGAAAAAGTAGAATTATTTAAAAATCTAAGTAATAATTTTTTACAACTAGCACATCAAATAGAAGGCATGGAACAAGATGAATTATCTAAAAATATAATTAATGGTCTTACTGAAAAATATGATTCTCTTGTAATACAATGTCAATTTGAAGATATAAAAAAAAGTATTAAAATGGAAGTTATTGAATTATGGGATGGTCGTTCTGTACCATTACAATTAAATGGTGCTAGTGGATTAAAAAAAAAAATAATATCTAAACCAACTACTCCTATAACAAATAATATAGATACCAAAGATAAATTATGGAATAATTATAATAATGATGAACATATCGCTTAAATAATATTATCTTTCAACTCTTTGAATTTATTATTTAATATCATTCGTTCTTCAGATATAGTTATTTTTAGTCTATCTTTATCTAACTCTAAATTATTTAAAATAACAAATTTATTATGATCTATCAATTCTTTATTTATATCATTTTCATTATTAATATTTATATATTCATTCTCTTTTTTTTTTGTTATTTCTTCTAAATTATTTGCAGTTGATGTTTTTATTTCGAATATACTTACATCAAACTGTGCTTTTATTTTATTATATCTTATTATATCACTATTTTTAATAAATTGAAAATAATTTATTGATTTTACAACTCTTTCATACAATGTTATTTTATCAGATATTTTTATTATATCAGATTCTTGTATTGTTTTATTAATATAATTATATTTTATTATATAATATTGCCTCATATATTTATTTTTATATTTAACTAATTGCAATTGAGCATCTTTTAGTCCTTCTAAAAATTCTCTATAATTTTTAAATCTTATTATACTACTTAATATTGTTATTATTGTACCATTTAGTAATAGTAATATATGTAATGTAAAATTTATTGTATAAATATTTGTTATTAAATTATTATTTTTACCTGTAATTATTAATAATCTTATCGCCTCTATAAATGTTATTACAGATGATAATACTAAAATTGTTAATGATATTATATAATATTCTCTATTATATTTATCATATGCCTCGGTTACCATAAATAAACGAGTACTAGATTCATTTTTTGAATCTATTATTCTCACCAATAAATCATCTATTTTAGTATTTATATTATTTTTTTTAACATCATTTTCAGAATAATTTATATTGTGGTTTTCAATGATTTCATTATTCATATATTATTTTGAAATATAATTAATTTATAAAATATTGTGGTTTAATAGAAAAAAATGAGTTATTTATAAAATAAAATTAAATTATTAATCATATGGATCATATAACATTGTTTTATTGTAGTTTTTTTTATTATTAGTTGAATCACATTTTTCTAATATAATATTACTTGTTATATTAGAATTTTGTTCGCTAAATAAATTAATTTGTGGTATATCTATCGTATAATTTATATTTGTTATTTCCAATAAATTATTAATATTTTTTTTTAATAATAATGCTAATTTATTATTTAAATCATCAATACATTTTAAATTAATTAAATTACTATCCATTATATTAATAAAATATTAAAATTTTTCTCTTATTCAAGGAAAGAAAAAATATTATTTAAAATAATTTATTGTTGTATTTGTAAATTTATGTATTTCTGCTAATATATTTTTTAAATTTTTCATTAATTCATATTCTGTTATCAATAAACTTGTATTACTATGTGATATATTACACTATTAATAAACTATTATTATTTTTCTTTAAGAATTAATAGGTTTTGTCTATTTAAATTTTGTTTTAATTCTTTTAATAATTCAAAATCGACTTTTATTTTTTCTTATATCCATCCTAATTTATAATATCTGTCAAAACATTTTATATAATCATCATAATTATTAAAAGTAAAACACGCATAATCACCTAATTTATTTGTCATTAAAAAGTAAGTCATTCTATATTATATATTATAAAATATCATGAGAACCTAATATACTTATATCGTAATTTACTTTTTCATCTTTTTTTAATTCTTTTAAAATTTTAATATAATCATTTCCAATTACTTCATTACCAGATGGAAATATTGTACCTTTTACTTTATTTTTTAACAATTTATCAATCGTAAAGTCCTCTTTTTTTTCATATCCTTCTCCAAAAAAACATTCTTTTACACTTTTTCCCATTTCCTTACATTTTTGCAAAGATTTATACATATCTACTGGTTGTGCTGTATCTTTATAGTAAACTTCAAATGTTTTTGACCCAGAATCATTACTTAAAGCGGATTCAATTAAAATTTCTGATAAATCTTCTCGAGATATTATACCACTTTTTGTAACTCCTTGATTGAATTCTATTTCTTCAACTCCTCTTTTTTCACCAGGTGAAAGCATTCCTGGTCTAACTATAGTATAACTTAGTTCTGGGTGTTTTTCATACATTAATTTAACTAGTTCTTCACCTTCTTGTTTATTAAAACAAGGTTCGCATGTTGTTTCGCCTCTATCAATAACTTCTCCTGGATTTTCATATTCATTTTTCATATTTTTTTGACATTTTGCACATATTGATGATACAATTACTAACTTTTTAACATTATTTTTTATTACTTCATTTACAACATTTTTTAATCCTATATCTTCTACATGATTACTTTCTTCAACATAATCATCTTTACTTACAACATTATTCTGTTTATTTAACATTGGATCTAAAGGATCTATTTTTACTTTAGATTTTGAAGCAGCACAATATATAACAGCATCTACATTATTTAAAATATTATTTAATGTATTTGGTTTCATTACATCACAAACAATATTTGTAATTTTGTTTTTTTGATTAATATCATCTATTACTAAAGTATTTTTTCCCATATGTTCCCTATCAACAATTTTCATTTCTCTTCTTGTTAGTGCTATAACCTCTTTATTTCTATTTAGCAAATTTCTAATAGTATCACCACCTGTATAACCAGACGCTCCAAAAACTGCAATTTTTTTAATTTCTAAATTATTATTATCCGCCAAAACTAATTTAGGATTTAAAATAACTGGTGATAAATATAATATATTTCGTCTTGAAATATTGTTGCTAAATCTTGCCTTAAGATTTAAAATATTTTGTGATATTCTTATATTTTTATTAAATTGTAACATATTTCCTCCTTCCGAAATTAAAAAACATTGTGTATAAAATAATTGACTTAATAGTAATAAAAGTTTTAACATTATTATAATAATAAATTATATTTTTTATATATTATTTAATGTATTATTTTTTTTGCACTTCACTATATTATTTACAAATACATATTCATATTTTCTATTTTTTCAAATACTAAAGAAAATGCACCAGTTCCTGCAAAATAAATAAATTATTTATATACTCTTATTATATATAAATGATAAGATATTTATATCATTTTATATAAGTTGACAATTTGAACATATATATGAATTTTTATAATCTGTATAAAACTGACAATAAATACAATTTAAATTAACTATATCATCCTCATATAAAAAATTTATTTTATCACAACAACTATTACATATCTTTTTATTAATATTTGTTAATATATTATTGCAAATATCACATTTACTAATAGATAATTTACTAAACTCTATATCCATTAATAAAAAAATTAATTAAACTTTAAATATATTTAATCCATTTTGAAACACATATATTTTCATTCATTGTATGAATGGTAATCCAGGTGTTCTAATCCAATTATTAACACATATATTATCATTACTTACAAAATGTGAAAAAAAACAGTTGCATTTAAAATGACAAAATTTTGTTTTTCTTTTTAAATAAGGCGGAATAACTTCGGTATTATTTTTTAATTTAAGTGTATTAGTTATATTACTATTATTATTTGTTACATTAGTATTATTTGGAATATTATTTTTAATATCATATTCATATTTATAACAAATATTTAAATAAAATAGATTAGTTAGTACAAATAATTTAATATATGATATCATTTATTATATATAGTGATTAAGTTTTTATATTATTTTCATGTATAAATTATAAATTATATATATAAATAATATAGATATACCGACAGTTAAATCACATATAACTAAAATCATATAAATATTTATTGTTTTATTTTTATTTGTTATTTCGGTTTTATCCTATAAATTTAATTTGTATAAAAAAATTAAATTATTATAAAAAAGTGATTACTTTATTAAAAGTATAAATTAATAAACATCATAGAACAGGAAGTCTGAACAATCAAACAATCAAACCTAGAAACAAATTCTAAAAGTATGGAGACTATCAATAAGCGTGGTCCTAAGAAGGGTTGTCGTAGTGATTACAATATATATATGAAAAGTACCACACCTATTATTAGGGCAGAATATGAGAATATTACAAAATCCAGAAGTGAACAATATTCTATTGTTCGTTCAGGATGGCCAGAAGTTAGGGATAAATTAAATGAAATGAAAAATAAGTATAATCTTGAAGATACTACTAGAGAAGAACAAAACAAAATAGCTGGCATATTACTAATCCTAGAAAAAGAGGGTTGGTAAAGTTTTAATAAAAAAATGTTATATATCTATATATTTTTTATATTTAAATTTATATAAATATTTGCATTTATATAAATTTAAATATGATAAAAAAAAGTTTATATTTTATTTTGTTTATTAATTCCGTTTTATGTTACAAATTTAACCTTATTAAATACTCTCCAAGAAAATATAATAAATCACTTATTACAAGAAGGAAATTATTCTCAATTTCTCCTTTTTTATTCTCATTTGTTTCAAATAATGATGATAAATCAATTCTTCAATTAAGACAAGAAGCAAATAGAATTATTGAAATTATTGAAGCACAAAAACAAACTATTGATTTACCTAAACTAAATATAGATAAATCTAATGATAATAATGAAAAAATTGAAACAAATAATAAGTTAATTAATAACGAAATTAATAATATATTAAAAGATATTTTATTAACATTTAAAAATAATAATCCAGATATTGCATTAACTAAATTAAAATCATATTCTTCTGATTTGAATATAATTAAACAAACTAGTAATAAAAGATTAATGGAATTATTTAATGATAGTAAATATGGAATTCTCTTTAAAAAGTTTAAGGATTTTGAAATTATGAATTATGAAAAATATATTGAAGAAGAAGATGAATTTTATATTGTTGGTGTCAAAATTAAAGCTACATATAAAGATTTATTATATAATGGAATTCAATTTAATGACATTTATTATCCTGAAAATACAGATTTGAATAATAATGAAAATATTTGCTATATAATATATAAATGGAATTTTATTAAAAAAAATAATAAATATGAACTAGTCTCTTGCTACTTAGAACCTCGTATTTAATACTTATCGTATCTTATCATAATTGTTCCACCAATATGTATAATAATTGTTATATTGTGTATTTAATATAAGCATAGATTTTTCTTTATAATTATGATAATTTGTTTTTGTTATATCTTTAATTACTAAATATTTATTATATATTGAAAATTTAATTTCTCTCATTTTTTCAATATAATTATCTTTAATTTTAATTAAATTTTTTCTATAATTTAAAATTTTGGTTTTAATAGTTTCAAACAATTTTATACATTTATTAAAAAGTAGATGAATTCCTGAATATGACAACATTTTGTTGTTTTTATTTTTTTTTTAAATAATCATTTTTTTTACAGTTTTTATGAGCAATGTTTATTATTATTTTATTTAAAAAATGATTTTTAAATAAAATAAAATAAAGAAGATGGACGATAATATTGATAAACAACATATAATAACATTATTTAATACATATGTTAAAGGTGTTGAAATATGTTTAGAAGTGCAAAATATAAAACATTGTGGAAAAGAGGGTCATTGGTTAGAAACACAAATGGGTATAAATCATAATGGGAAAAATGAACCCGATATCAATGGTTATGAAATGAAAAAATCTTCAAGGAAAACAACACTTGGAGATTTTAGTGCTAGCGAATATGCGTTTTCGCAAAAAAATAAAAGAAACAACATTAATATCTTGAACAATTGGACAGATGAACAAACATTAAGCAGAAGTAATTTTATTAAGACATTTGGAAATCCAAATCCAAGTAAGGGAAACAGATATTCATGGTCTGGAAGTTGTGTTCCAACATACAATAATTGGAACTCTAACGGACAGATATTAACAATAAATGAAAATAATGATATAATCATTTATTATTCATTTTCAAAAGATACAAGGAGTGTAAAAATGGATTTTCCATTATTCTTACAAACAGACAATATTGTTATCTCTTTATGGAAATCATCAAAAATGAAACCAAATATTGATAATAAATTTAATAAAAAGGGGTTCTTTATATGTAAAAAAATAGGCAGTACATATGAAAAAATTTGTTTTGGTAAAGCATTTAACTTTGAGTATTTTATTGAATGTATTAAAAATAAAAAAATTATATTTGATAGTGGAATGTATGATGGTAATAGTCGTAACTATTCCCAATTTAGAGGGTCATTATTCTGGAAAGAATTAATTACTGAAGAGTATTAATTATGTATTTACCAAGATAATATGCAAACTTACATGCAACTGCATTACCTATTTGCATAATAACATCTTTATTCGAACCAGTAATTATATAATTATCTGGAAAACTTTGTATTCTTTTTAGTTCTGTAATTGTCAATCTTCTAATTTCTTTTTCGTTATATTTAACCAATGCATCATAACCATCTTTCCAATATCTTGCTGGAATCGTATATGATGGTTTATCATAGTTTAACAGTTGTGCTCCAAATCCAAATCCTTTTTTTTTATTTACAATTTTTTTATTTGCTATTCCTGTTAATGCTTTTTCACTTAAATAGTATTTCTTATCTATCTCTTCTTTTGGAATTAATATATTTTTAACAGGTATTCTATCTTCGACTGATTTTATAATGGGTTCTACTTCCTTTGGTATAATATTTATATCTTTTCTAATTCCAATAATTATAGTACGTCTTCGATTTTGCGGAACTTCAAAATCACTTGCATATAATTTATTAATTATACAATTATAATTTCTTTCTAATTCCTTCATTATGATGTCAATAACATTTTCACCATTAGTTGTTTTTTTTGAAAGCATTCCTATAACATTTTCCATAATAAATGCTTTGGGTTTGAAATAATCAAGATATTTTACATATTCCATAAATAGAGCATTTCTTGGGTCGTTTTTATCCCTTTTTCCAGCAATACTAAAACTTTGACATGGCGGACCTCCTACCAAAATATCTACAATTTTATTTTCTTTATTATATAATTCATTAAACTGTTCAGGGGGCAACTCGGTTAAGTCATAGCAATATGCCGGGTGATTATTATTTTTATTATAACTTTCAACTGCTTTATCCCAAATATCTATTCCCGCAATTACATTCAATCCAGCATCAGTTAAACCTTTTGACATGCCTCCGCAACCACAAAATAGGTCAATTACATTTAATATATTTGTATCATTCATTATAATTTGCTTATTTTGTAATGGTATTTCTTCATTTGATAAAATTATTTTAGATTCTTCAACAACTTCATTTTTGCTTTTAATTAGGTTTATTAATTGTGATTTATTTTTTGAATTGCATTTTGTAATACCAAATTCTTTACATTTTTCTAATAACTCTAATTTACTTATTTTTGATATATCCATTTTTTCTTTAACTATAATTAATAAAATAAAAGGATATTATTCATTTTTTATTAAAATAAAAATTAAAACAAAAAATATATTTGTCCTTTTGGTAGAGGTAAATCATTTATTATTGATAGAAGAAAAAATAAACATTGTATACACGTATATAGTGTTTTAAACAATTAAGAAAACAATATTATAATTGACAATTAAATATTTTTAGTTTATTATATAATTAATTTAATTTTGGTTCAATTTTTGGTTCTAAATCCTTTAAAGGTATATCTATTTTTCTACTATTTTTATCAAAATCAACACCTCTTTCGTTTTCAAGTTTAGTAAATGTGGCACCTTTATAATTACCTAAAACTAAATTTGTTACATTCTCTTCATTGTTTCTAATGTATTTTAATTTTACTTTATCACCCGGTTTATATTTTTTTAATATTGCATATAAATCTTTTGGATTATTTATTTCGTTATTATCAATTGCTATTATAATATCTCCTACTCTTTCTATTTTTTTTGTTTCATTATTTTTTTTAATACCCTGTAAACCTGCATCAATTGCTGGAGAATCATTTGGAACATCTAAAATTAAAAGTCCTTTTTTAATAATTGGTATACCACTTTTAAGAGATTCGCTTTCAGATGGATTTCTTTCCATATATGTTATTCCTAAAATAGGTTTTTGCACATAACCAGTATTAATTATATCATTTATTGAGTTAATTGCATTATTAATTGGAATTGTAAAACCTATACCAGCTGATACACCCATACCTAAAGAAGCTGTATTTATCCCCAATAATTCCCCTTTACTATTTAATAAAGGACCTCCACTATTTCCTGGATTAATTGCAGCGTCTGTTTGTATTACATTGTATATTTTTCTACCGGTTGGTGCAGAAAGTTCTCTATTAATTCCTGATATAATTCCGGTTGTTAATGTATGATCTTGTCCAAATGGATTTCCAATTGCAAATGCAAATTGTCCAACATTTACAATTGTTTTTGGATTGTAATTAATTACTTTTAAATCATCTGTTGGTGCATCAATTTTTAAAATAGCCAAATCATTATCAGGATCTATACCTGTTAATTTAGCATTATATGTCACCGTTTCTTTGTTTTTTTTTGTAATTGTTACAAGTGCATTATCTACTTTATTAATTACATGAAAATTTGTAATAATATGTCCTGATTTATCCCAAATGAATCCCGTACCAACACCTTTTGGTAAATCTTCAGCATTTAAATTAAATTTTTCACCCATACTTGTATATTCTGTACTAATATAGCATACTGATGATAATGTTTTATCATATATATCTTTTTGTTGTTCTTCGATATAGTTTAATAAATTATTTGTATTATCTGCATTTGTTTTAATAGGATTTAATAAACTATATGAACTAATTCCTATACCAGAATATAGAATATTTCTTCTTAACTGGTTAAAGTTATTTTTATCATTGTTTAAATTATTTGCCATTATTAATTTATTAAAATTAAATCCAAATACAGAATTAATTGATAATAATATAAATACTACTTTTAAATAAAACATATATATATAATATTATAAATAAGTTTTATATAAAAAAGTTTTTATTCATTCTTAAATATTATTTGCGATTATATTCTAATAATAGATTGCCATCATCATTACTTAAATAAATAATCGGGTTGAGTTTTATAAAAAAATGATTTATATTTATTTATATCTTTTTAATGCAAAAATTACTATTTTATTTACTACTTTTAATTAATATTATTTATACATTTCAATATATTGGAGAAAATCATTTTATTAAATTAAAAATGCCAAGTTCGATTGATAATTTTAAAAAATGTAATATTTGTAAATTAAGAGTTAATATTAATGAATATATTCCTGAAAATTGTACACTTCCTATTGCTTGTCCATTTAATCGTAAAAATATAAATTAACATAAATTAGATGAATATAAATAAATATTTAGCATCCAAAGATTATTATTTATCAAAATTAAATCAATATTATACAAATAAAGATTTGACAAATGAAGAAAAAGAAAAAATAATGCATAATATTTATAAAAAAATTAATAAATTAATTAATCATATTAATAAAAATTCATTTTTTAGTAAAAATAAATACGAAAAAGAATTAACATTATATATTAATTATATTAATAATTATACATATGTTTATAAAAATCATGTTAATATAATTCATTTTAATTTCGATAAATTTTTTATTAAGAAACAAAAAATTATACATAATATTTTTTTTACATATATGAATCGAGAGTTGACAAAATACACAGAAAATTCAACAAATATTGAAATTTTAAATATTATTGAATATACCGCAAAACAAGAGAAATTTAATGTTAATGAAATTATTGATAATATACAAAACAAACATAAAATAAAATATAATGATATACATATTCATCCTCATAATATAATTATCGAATCTATAGTCGTTAGAACTAAAAATACAAATTTTATTAATGAAATTAAAAAAAAATTTTATAATAATGATAATAAAACATTGTACATATTTGAAGATATTCATGAAAAACATTGTACAAATCATAAAGGCAAAAATAAAGAAAATGATTATATTAGAAAATATAATTTTTTAGGGAAAAATAGAATAACATTGAGTGCCGGAATTTCAACAATTTACGAATCAGGAAATCCTGTTACCACAGACATAATAGATAGAAATATTAATGAAATAAAAGAATTAATAATTAAACATAGATATATAAAAATAAAATTTTTAAGAGAAAAGGAAAATGAAAATGAACAGGAAAAGGAACAAATATTATTTTACAGCAAACATGATATTACTACATCTAAAAATAAAATATATATTGCAGATAGATTATTTCAATTGAAAGATTTTTTATTCAAATATGATAAAGAACTAATAAGAAACAATGTTGATAAAATAGAACAAAAAATATTAACACCTAAGTATTCTCCTAAAAAAGTTTCTACACCTAAGTCTTCTCCTAAAAAAGTTCCTACACCTAAGTCTTCTCCTAAAAAAGTTCCTACACCTAAGTCTTCACCTAAAAAAGTTCCTACACCTAAGTCTTCTCCTAAAAAAGTTCCTACACCTAATTCTTCTCCTAAAAAAGTTCCTACACCTAAGTCTCCTCTTAAAAAAGTTCCTACACCTAAGTCTTCTCCTAAAAAAGTTCCTACACCTAAGTCTCCTCT